CAAATGGAGTTACCGCATGGCTCCCAGTGCCGACGATAAAAAGTACGCCACTGACACACGCAAATGGGCCACAGGAGTTGTTGCGGATGGTATCTACGATCGCTGGGAAGATTCTCCCATAAGTGACATGTTGACAATGAAGGACATCTGTATCTACAAGGCAGGCGTTGCTAAAGCAGGTGTTGTACTTACAGAAGAAAACTTTCAAGATCCTAAGTTGTATGATGTGTTGCCCGATCAAAACAAAAACAACAAATGGGGCAAGACAAGTTGGGACAGTTTTAGTTATGCCTTGCTCATGGGTCATAATGTCTGGACACACTTGACTGCGGTACAAGAAGCCAATAGACGCTTTGATGCTGGTGAACATCCTGCTATGATGCAGCATAGCAAAGGTGACTATGCCAAGTTTGAAGACATTGTTGATCGTATCTTTTCAGCGTCAACCAAAGAAGACAGCCTAGCCGAAATTGAAAAGTATGGTGGCGATAATGGATACTGGACTGAAATTGTGGGCACCCGAGGATTCAAAGGCAAAAAGGCGGTGAATGCCCGAACACAATTCAAGGCACTGTTTGATTTAGAAGAATCCGAGGTTGACTCAATCACAGATGATGTAGTACAATTGAATGAAGCAGCACTAGATCAACTTGAAAACGAGCAGGCAAAATGATTAGACCAGATCACAACGAATTAGTAAAGTTTTTTACTGGCACAGAGATAGAACATACTCCTGCATTGGGAAAGAAAACTCTGTTTGTGGTAGGTGTGCAAACAGTAGATGATATTGCCATACACCTGTTGGGTTGTGAACACATCTACTTTGGTGCCAACCATAGTTTTCCTAACATCAGTACCAACGATGCAATACAATGGGAACGGTGGGAAAATATGATACGGCCATTCCTGGACAAAGGTTATCTATGTACATTGGACATAGATGTTCAGTGTGTAGAAGGCTTGCTAGAAAGCGGATTTACCGAACATCACAACTTCATTCCCATGATATCGGTCAAGCTGCCTTACATACGTCAGCTGGGCTACAATGCCACACTCAAACTGGACGACAAGGACTTTGACGCTACCAATCCCGGAGTGTGGTGTCACAGTATACACAAATTACAAAATCGCACAGCATTTACTGACTGGTCTAAATATACCAAGGACGAAACATTATGAATCAACGAGAACAATCACTAGAAGAGACCCGTAGCAGAATCATGCAGCATGCCAAACGACAAATTTGGGTTACGTTCCAAAAAGAAGGCATTCATTGCTATCCAGCAGCAGCAACTGATCCTGCCTTGGCCACAGGCGACGAATACGATGTTAGTTTTCTTGCTTCCCCACACCGTCACATCTTTCACTTTCAAGTCTGGATTGACGTGGTACACAATGACCGCGACATTGAGTTTATTCAATTCAAACGTTGGTTGGAAAATCTGTATCGTAATGATACTCTGCAACTGGATCACAAAAGTTGCGAAATGATCAGTGACGATCTGTACGTTCAAATTGCAGCAAAGTATCCAGATCGTAGTGTCTGGATTGAAGTGTCCGAAGATGGTGAAAACGGAGCACTTGTCAAGTATGAAACTCACCGGCCCCATCAATCTATCAATATCTAATAGGAGCCATCATGGCCAAATTGTCTTTTAAACCCAACCCCCGTGTGGCTGAGATCTTCAATGATCTTGAAGCGTACCTGGAATTTTGCCAGGACTACGGATATCGTTACAGCGAAAGCGACCTCTACAACTTCAAGAGCTATGCATGGCAACAGTTCAACAAGTGGCACCAAGGCAAGAATGCCAGGAACATGTGGCACGAAGACACTCGTCGACTTGCGGGGCATCGTCCAGCATGAGTGGGTCTCGAGAAAAAGATTCGGCAGATTTTGATCTCGAGCGTTTTGTTGACATGTTTGACGAAGCACTGACCAGTCAAGATCCTCGAGTGATGGATTCATTGCGCAGTCTCATGATGATGGTGACCTTGACTCGTCCTGAAATCAAAACAGAACACAGTCGCCGAGACGGGCCGCTAAGAAGATTGTTTGAAGATATGAACCATCTAAATAGACGTATGCATGACATGGAAGAAAAAGTCAATAACATGGGTCGATCTAGTGATTCGGCTGAAAAATATGCATACACCCATTATCCTGACAAAAAATATGCCATGGCTGCTGCACAGACCAGGGCAGCGCAAATAGATCAAGATGTATTGAATCGAGTACAAGGACTAAAATGAGAAAACTATATTACATGTGGCACGAAGACACTCGTCGATTTGCTGGAAGACTCTAATAAGATGAAATTTGTATACACTGGGCCAAGTTGGGCAGCCTCAAGCTACCCAGTGGACAATAAATCAACTAATCTTGCTAAAGAATGGAGCATACCATATCTTAACTATTCAATGCCAGGTAGTAATGTTTTGTCTCAGGTGGCACTAGTAGATAAAGTTAAGTCTTTACCAATAGTATGGGTTTATCACGAACCAATAGGCTGTTTAACTGAAGCCACTGGACTATCAAAAGAACAACTTATACAACGAGCAGACTGGAGAGATGTGTGGGAAGATTGCAATCAATTTTGTTTAAAAGCAATCAATGACCTAAATAGACCTGTATTGTTGATTGGTGCTCATAGCGATATTGTTAATTGTGATTATAAAAATATCACTGTGTCGCACTCAAGTTGGCAAAAATTTCTGGCGCATCAAGCCGGAATGCCTATTAAAGATAACACAGTTAATGTTAAAATGGATGATGGCGGTGATTTTTTTGTTAGCACTTGCTGGGGCGCAGAAGTGTTACATAGGTTCATGCACGAAAATCCTCACATAATACCATCAGTAGAAGTTACAAACGCTGTTTGGGACATTTTCTTCTTTTGGAAAGAATTAGAAAAAGCAGATTTGTTTTTTGATGTTCATCCTAACTATCGCGGAAACATATTATTTGCAGAACATTTAAAACCAAATGTAGCTAAATTTTTACAGGAAAATCAATGAGAAAACTATTTTACATGGGCTTGGAAAGTTATGAAGCCCGCTACACACTACAGCTAACAGAATGGAACCGGCGTGTGTTTGATCGTCGAGGCCTTGATGTGGTGTATGTGCCTGGTGAAACACTAGACAACAGCAAAAGCATTGTGGTAGGTCAGGTGCTGGACGCACATGGTCGCAGTTACTTTGGCATGAGCCAAATGATGAATCTGGTTCGAATGATGCGTGAAGGCGAAGTTACAAGTGAAGATGTGATCTACTTTGAGGACATGTTCCAGCCAGGCATTGAGAGCTTGCCATACATCATGGATCAAATTCCCGCCAACATGCGACCACGTGTGTATGTACGCTGTTTGGCACAGGCAATTGATCCCGATGACTTTGTTCATGTATGGGGCATGGAAAAGTGGATGGGCTTGTATGAAAAAATGGTCAATGAGTTTGTGACAGGTGTGCTGGCTACCAACGAAGAAATGGTTGCTCACATGCGTATTGCAGGGTGGACTGCTCCTATCTACAACATCTCAGGACTGGCATTTGGCAAAGCGGAAGTACTAGAACGCATTGGTGGTGCAGAAAACATCCGACCGTTCCCGGAGCGCAAGCGGCGTGTGGGTTTTGCAGCCAGATTTGACCAAGAGAAGCAGCCCGGCTTCTTCATGGATTTGATTGAGATGTACGGTGAACTCACTAGCGAGCCTTGCGAGTTTGCCATCTACTCCGGCGGTGCATTGCGCAGCAACAACCCTGAATTTGTAACCCGTGCTAGACAAATGGAAGCAGCCGGCAAGTTAAAAATCTACGACAACATCACAAAAAATGATTACTATGCTCACCTTAATGATACTCGTGTGCTGTTTAATTGCGCCCTTCAAGATTGGGTTTCAAACACAGTCAGTGAAGCAGATACTCTTGGGTGTAATGTTCTATATCCTGCTTATAGGTCTTTCCCTGAAACTTTTTCTAATGACCCTAACAGGCTCTATGTTCCTTGGAGTATAGATGATGCTTATCACAAGATGCAAAATCTCCTGCGTGAACCACATCACAACATGGGCTTGATCAGTAACTGGAACAACGGCACAGTTGATCGCGTAATTGATATCATTGAAGGCCGGGGCGAGCAATGGAATCGTGCAGGCAATCGATATCGTGATCATGTTGCTGCGGAAAAATATCATGTGAAAAAAATTAAATCATGATATGCAACTAGATGCTGTAAAATGGGTGCATGTAGAGGCTAGCTCAAAATGCAATGCATGGTGCCCAGCCTGTTCAAGAAACAATTATGGGTTCGGTCTTGCACCTGGATTGATTGAACAAGATCTGGATCCAACTATTTTTAAAAATATTGTTTTGCAGTTGCCAAATTTGTATGGTGTACAATTATGTGGCAATCATGGTGATCCGATAGCATCAAAGCATTTCAATGAAATTATTGATATTTCAAAAAAACATGCTAAAAAAATACAGATTCATACCAATGGCGGATTGAGAAGTGCCAGTTGGTGGAAAAAATTAGCAGCTAGATTAGAAAAGGTTGAACACGATGTCTGGTTTGGCATCGACGGCCTGGCCGGGGTTCATGAGATATATCGGCAAGGTACAGATTTTGACAAGGTAATTGAGAACGCACAATCTTTTATCAACAACGGGGGTTATGCAACTTGGCAGTTTATTCCATATCTGCACAACGAGCATCAGCTGATGGAATGCATGAAATTAAGCCAAACATTGAATTTTAAAAAATTCAAATTGGCAAAACTTTATCGAACTCAGACCATTGCAAAAAATTACAAGACTGGGGAAGAATTTGATCTGTTGCCTACCACTAAATTTAGTTCAGTTATCAACATCAACTTAATAAAAAAAACAGCCAAGCCTGAAAACTGTATGCATTTGTCAATGCCCAGCATATACATTTCAGCCAGTGGTTCTTTAAGCAGATGCTGTTATTTTTCTAAAATTGACCAATTTCAAACCCTAGACAATTTGTCAAACATATCTCTCAATTTAAACGATTCAAAATGTATCAAGGAGTGTGGATAATATGAAACAAACAATTATAGTAACCGGTGCCGCTGGTTATATAGGCGGTGAAATTGCTCTGCTGTTGAAAGATGCTGGACACACTGTGATTGGCATTGATCGTAGACCCTTGCCACGCCATCTTCAAGATGTCATGGAGTTTGTGCAAGCAGATTTTGACAGCGACGAATCTTATCGCAAGTTGATTTCCGTGCAGCCCACAGCCATTGTACACTGTGCGGGCACCAGCTTGGTTGGCCCCAGCATTCTGAACCCCAGCGATTACTACCACAACAACGTGGTCAAGACTCTCAACCTGCTGAACATTGTTATGAGTGCTGTGCCTCGAGCCAGATTTATCTTTAGTAGTAGTGCAGCAGTGTATGGTGAACCTGTCATGACTCCGTGTGACGAAGTTGATCCGCGGGAACCCATCAGCCCCTATGGCGAAAGCAAACTGATGGTGGAACAGATCCTGGCGAGTTATCACCGTGCATATGGTCTGGACTATGTGGCATTTCGCTACTTCAATGCGTGTGGTGCAGACAGTCAGGGCCGTCACGGACAAGACCCGGGTGCGACACACATCATTGCCAGAGTGCTAGAAAGCATCCGGGACAATACAACATTTGTGCTCAACGGCATTGATTACCCCACCCCCGACGGAACCTGTGTACGAGACTATGTGCATGTGGAAGATATTGCCCGAGCGCACATGATGGCGCTGGATTCAAAAGTCACAGCAGGCGTATACAATCTTGGATCCAACAACGGAACCAGCAACAGAGAAATCATCGATACTGCACAACAGGTCACTGGCAATGCTGCGGTCGTTCAACTTGGTCAGGCGCGACCAGGTGATCCTCCTGTACTCACTGCCAGTGCTGCCAAGTTTAGAATGGCTGTGGGCTGGGCATGGCAAAAACATACTCTGCATGACATGATATCACATGCATGGACATGGTACAATCGATAACATGTTCGATAAGATTCTAAAGTTTGAACATGCGCTGGCAGAGTTCACTGGCGCACCTTATGTGATCATGACTGATTGCTGCACCCATGCCATTGAACTTTGTCTACGGCATGATCGAATACGAAGTTGTAGCTTCACTGCATTTACCTATCTAAGCATAGCCATGACCATGCACAAACTGGGCATCAAATACAGCCTGGAAAACGAAGTCTGGACTGGTGAGTATCACATTCATGATACTCGGATCTGGGACAGTGCTAGACGACTGGAAAAAAACATGTATCGACCCGGCACCATGCAGTGTCTGAGTTTTGGACATGGTAAACCATTACACATTGGTCGCGGTGGTGCCATCTTGTTGGATGACTTGGCAGCATACGAGACCATGATCCGTCAACGATATGATGGCCGCGACCTAAATACATCACCCTGGCAAACACAACACACATTTCAAATTGGGTACCACTACAAACCCACACCCGAAGAAGCTGTTCAAGGCCTGGCCATGTTGGTAGGTATCAAAGAACAAGGCTGTGTGCCTGTACATGTCGCCTACCCAGATTTAAGAACTATTACCATAGTAGATTGACTTTGCAGTCTAAATACTATACAATTAACAAAACGCAATCCACTGCGTCAACATCGGAGAATACAATTGACAAAAGAATTTGTACCAGAAAAAATGCTGCACAATGCAGCCGAATTTGCGCCAGATAAACTGCTGCATCCTGGCGCCGAACTTGTGCCAGATGACACAGCAACTCCGCCAGCAACTGCACTAGCTGTCATGGCCGGAGATGGTGGCTACCAAGAAGAAAAATACCTGGGCAATTATCTTCGCGCAAAAATGAAACGTGACAACAAACGTTTCTGGGCAGGCGATAACATCAGCGAGTATGTCACAGAAGAAAATAAAGAACGCTTGATCGATGAAGCTGCTGAAGCATTTGAAACAGTGCTGGATCGACTGCTGATCGATCGTGACGACGATCCCAACTCCAAAGGCACAGCAAGACGCTTGGCCAAGATGTATTTTAACGAAGTAATGGCAGGTAGATATGAACCAGCACCAGATGCAACAGCTTTTCCAAATGATAGCGCCGACCGCTACGAAGGCATGCTTGTGGTTCGAAGTGAGCTACGGTCCATGTGCTCTCATCATCACCAGCCTGTATCTGGGGTTGCCTACATCGGTATCATTGCCGCTAATAAACTCATTGGTCTTTCTAAATATACTCGTATCGCACAATGGTGTTCTCGTCGAGGAACACTACAAGAAGAACTCTGCAACGATATTGCAAGAGAAATCTCAAAAGCAACCGACAGCGAAAATGTAGCAGTGTACATTCAGGCCACACATGGCTGTTGTGAGAATCGAGGCATCATGGCACATTCGAGTCTAACACAGACCACAGTGCTCAAAGGTGCATTCAAGTCGGATCAAAGTGTCAAGAAAGAGTTCTTTGACAATATCAAACTACAACAGGACTTTGCACCACGATGAAACAGTATATTTCCAATCAAGCTCGCACTGTGTTTTTGCCCTGGGAACCTGGCATGATTGAATGGTTGCATGCCAACTATCCCCATAGTAGATATCATGTGGTGGAGGTTGCATGACTCGGTATGACACACTAGATGACGCCCGCGAAGCAGGAGTGGCGCCTTGGGATCAACGAGTAGATGATCTCAGTGACTACCATGTGACAGTGTTTGAGGATCGTTATCCGGTTACACCAGGTCACTTGTTGTTTGTTCCTGTATATAATACGCATCATGTGATCAATGACGCTTTTGAAACTGCGTTACGATATGGTGAGAGAATGGTAAGGCTTGGTGAATGTGATGGTTACAACATTGGATTCAACTCTGGTGCAGCCGCTGGACAAACAGTGATGTATCCGCATATACATTTGATTCCCAGGCGTACAGGCGACTGCACAGATCCTGTGGGAGGAGTACGAGGCGTGATCCATGGTCAAGCCAACTATCATTCCGGTGGCTATCAGTTGCCGGCATAAGTAATTATCAAGCGGTCTTGGCGTCACCCCGGTTTACAAATTCTGCCGCCTATGCTATAATCTAACATAGGAGAAAAATAATGGCAAACTCATCAGTCGACTTAATTCGTCACTTGGAAGAAAACTTACAAAACACTAGACCAGTGAACTATAGGTACACCAGCACAAAAGAATATCACGATTCTTTTCCCTGCGCTTATAGACAATGGCGTGCTGATAGTCACTGTAATCTAATACACGGCTACAGCTTCAACATGAAGTTTTACTTTGGCACCAACGATCTAGATGCTCGCAACTGGGCCGCTGACTACGGCGGGCTTAAAGAACTCAAATCTGTGTTGGAAAGTCAATTTGATCACACCCTGCTGGTAGCAGAGGACGATCCTGAATTGGCGTTTTACAAAGAGATGGAAAAACGCAAGTTGGCCAAATTAACAATTCTGCCCAAACTGGGCTGCGAAGGCTTGGCAGATCAGCTGTACAAATATGTCAATGGTGTTTACATTCCAGACATGTGGGGTCAAGCTGAATCCAAACGCTTGTGGTGCTATCGGGTTGAAGTGCGCGAGACACAAGCCAACATGGCGTTCCGCGAAGGACATCGTGAGTGGAATGAAGATTTATTTGAATAAGAGAACCCAATGGATTTCAAGTACGATATTGCAATATTGCTGGCCACTCGTGGCCGCACCACAAGCCTTGACCGTAGCATCAAGAGCCTGGTAGAGATGGCCTCAGATATCAGTCGTGTGCAACTGATGTTTGCCTTTGATCACGATGATGATGTAGGATTTGCTTTCTTTGTTGATCAACTACAACCCTGGTTGGATAGTCACAACGTTACATACACTGCTATGAAGTTTGAACGCATGGGCTACGTGAATCTGCACAAGTACAACAATGCCATGGCCAAACAAACCAACTCTCGCTGGTTGGTGATCTGGAATGACGATGCTGTGATGCAAAGTGCTGGCTGGGATGATACAATCATGAGTCATGAAGGCGAGTTCAAACTACTGAGCTTTTGTACTCACAACATGCATCCGTATAGTATCTTTCCTATTGTGCCGCGCAAGTGGTATGAGTTGTTGGGCTACATCAGTCCACATCCCACACAAGATGGTTGGGTAAGTCAACAGGCATACATGTTGGACATTTATCTACGCATACCAGTGAATGTGCTGCATGATCGATTTGACTTGACTGGCAACAACAACGATGACATTTTTAACAATCGTCCCATGTTGGAGGGCAAGCCCTTGGATCCCAACGATTTTCACAGTGTACAAATGATTGATCTTAGACATCAAGACTGCGCCAAACTTGCCATGCACATGCGTAACGTTGGTGCAAGTACTGAGTTCTTTGAAAACATTTTTAAAGGCACACAAGATCCCTGGCAACGACTAGCGGAAAATGACATCAACAGTCAAATGGTGCAGTTTGATAATCCGCACAGGCATTTTAAAAAAGTGTAAATACTCAATGACACACAAAATTGCCTGGGTACAGCCCAACTTTCAACAAGGGCCCAAAGAGCTCAATGCTCACTATTTGCCGTATTCAGCAGGTGTAATATGGAGTTATGCTATTGCCGACCCTGAGATCAAGGCCCGCTTTGAACTTACTGAATGGGTATGGCGTAGAGATGAGGTTGAACCTATTGTGGCTCGCTTGGCCAAAAATGACATTGTGGCGTTTAGCACCTATGTGTGGAATCACAACTACAACTATGAGTTGGCTCGCCGAATCAAAGAGATCAACCCTAATATACTGACCGTCTTTGGTGGACCTGAGCCAGCAATCACTGATCCTGAGCTGTTTCGTAAAAATCCTTTTATGGACGTGGTAATCACATTCGAAGGTGAAATTACATTTCGTCGACTGTTGCAAGCCTACGAAAGTCGAGACTTTGCGCATATTCCTGGACTACTGCTGAACCAAGATGGCAAGGCCATAAACACCGGAGAAGCCAAGCGTATCGAAAGTCTTGAAGAAGTGGTCAGCCCGTACCTGGCCGGAGTGTTTGATAAGCTGATTGAAGACAACCCTGGCATCATGTGGCAAGGCACACTAGAGACCAGTCGAGGCTGCCCGTTTGCTTGCACATTCTGCGACTGGGGCAGTCTCACCTACAACAAGGTCAAGAAGTTTGAACTTGAACGTGTGTTTGATGAACTGGAATGGATGGCCCGACGCAACTTTGACTTTATCTCTATTACCGACGCCAACTTTGGCATGTTTGCTGAACGCGATGGCCTGATTGCAGACAAGATCATTGAGTGTCAAGAAAAGTACGGATCACCCCGAACATTCAGTGTGGCTTGGGCCAAGAATCAAAAGAAAGAAGTGGTTGACATTGTTAAAAAACTTCTGGATGCTCGTGGCTTCAACCAAGGCCTAACACTCAGCGTACAAAGTCTGGATCTTGATGTGCTGGAAAACATTCGTCGCAAAAACATGGAAATGAACAAGTTGAACGAAGTGTTTGAGCTGTGTGAGCAACGCAACATTCCCACATATACAGAACTGATCCTGGGCTTGCCTGGAGAAAGTCTTGAGTCCTGGAAAAAGAACTTCTGGACCCTGTTTGAAATGGGCAACCATACCGGCCTCACAGTGTTCCAGGCACAGTTGCTAGAAAACGCTGAGATGAATCTGTTGCAAAAGAAACTGTTCAAGATCACCAGCCAGCCTGTGACTGATTACTTTTCAGGCAGCTACAGCAACGAACACGTGGAAGAAAGTATTGATATCATTACCGGTACCAAAGACATGCCGTTCGATACCATGCTGGATGCACATGTGTTCTCATGGTTTATCAACACCTTCCACATCAATGGTGTGAGCACACTGTTGAGCCGCCTGATGTTCAAGTACAGCAATGTGCCTTACAGTGATTTCTATGATGAACTGTTTGAGTTCATGCAAGGCGACGAATGGTTGCATCGAGAGCAAGAAGAAGTGCGTGAGTATTATCGCGGATGGATGACCACGGGCAAGATCAATCATCCCAACATTGGCATTGAGATTCACGGCTGGAACTTGATTCACAGAACCATCTTGAACATGCACGTGGAAAAGCAATACAACGGAATCTTTGACATGCTAGAAAGGTTCATGGCACGATACAATTTGCCTGTGGACCTGTTGAACAGCATCATGAGATTCCAACGTAGATATTTGGTAGCATATGATGCCATGAACACCTATCCAGAAAATCTCGAACTGGACTACAATATCTGGGAATATCTCAGCTTTGATCATGACCTGGTACATGCACCAACTGTGTATCAACTGGAGTTTCCGGAAGACAAGACCATGAGCTTTTCCAAGTTCCTGGAGTTGTTTTATTTTGCACGGCGCCGAAACTTTGGCAAAGCCATGGTAGAACGAATTGGTCAAGATACAAACGGAGCCCGTCGCGGCGACGGTGCAGCACGAGCTAAAATAGCAGCCTAATGTCAAGACTTTTTGCATTTGGTTGTAGTTTTACCAACTATCGCTGGAGCACCTGGGCTGATTGTTTAGCGCCAGAATTTGACAGTTTTGAAAATTGGGGGCAAGCTGGCGGCGGCAACCATTATATCTTTAACTCAGTTATGGAAGCAGATCAACGGCATCATTTTGGCGCCGGAGATACTGTAATAGTTTGCTGGACCAGCTTTACACGGGATGATAGATATGTAGATGGGCGGTGGCACACGCTGGGCAACATGTTTGCTTGTCCTATCTACAACACAGAATATTTAAAAACACATGTGGACGAACGTGGCTATCTCATGAGAGATCTAGCCTATATCAAGGCAGTTAAAACATTGCTACAAGCACGACCCGAAGTTAATTGGAAATTTTTAAGCATGGTAGAAATCATGGCCAGACCAGCACCAGACGATGATGTTAGTTTGCATCGTGACGTGATGCGATTGTATAGTGATGTGCTAGACAGTGTGTTGCCCGGATATGACAAGACGGTGTTTGCAGGAAATTGGCCCAAACCTGGACCAGACCCGCATCCCAGTCCTGCGGAGCATTTGGCCTATCTGGATGTAGTGTTGCCAGGCTGGGTGACAAAACAATCTACTCGTGTTATAATGCAAGAAGAAAGTATTGATCTAAATAAAGATCCCCACAAGTCGGGAATGACAAAGGTAACAAGACTATGAAATTTAAAGTAAGCGAACTATTTTATTCAGCACAGGGCGAAGGCCGCTATGTTGGCGTGCCGTCCGTATTTTTGCGCATGTTTGGCTGTAATTTTACCTGTTCAGGATTTGGTTGCAAGCCCGGTGAACGATCAACTGGTGCCGATGAGGTGGCCAAGACAGTACACCTGTACAACACATTTGAGGAACTACCCCTGGTGGAAACTGGCTGTGACAGTTATGCATCCTGGCATCCAGCATTCAAACACCTGAGTCCCACATACACCGCAGACCAACTGGTGGCAAAAATGGCTGCACTGTTGCCGCACGGTAACTGGCAACAGCCCAATGGTAATCCTGTGCATTTGGTTATCACAGGTGGCGAACCATTGCTGGGATGGCAACGAGCATACCCTGAACTGCTGGATCAGCTGCACGAACTTGGCCTGCGCCACATTACATTTGAAACCAATGGCACCCAGGAACTCAGCAGAGAATTCAAGCAGTATCTTGCTGCATGGATGGGCGAAATCACATTCAGTGTGAGTCCCAAACTGAGTGTGTCTGGAGAGAAATGGGAAGATGCCATTAAGCCCGATATCATCTGGGATTATGAAACATACGGTGTGACCTATCTCAAGTTTGTGGTGGAAAAGGTCGAAGACTTTGATGAGCTGGACCGTGCTGTGGACGAGTATCGACTGCGTGAGTTTGGTGGCCCTGTTTTTGTCATGCCTGTGGGTGGTGTTGTGAGCGTGTATGATGGTAACAGATTGAATGTAGCTGACGAGGCACTCAAGCGTGGTTACTGGTATAGTCCACGACTTCACGTGGACCTCTGGGGTAATGGATGGGGCAAATAATATGAGACTGTTTGATAAACTGTTTGGATCAAAAAAATCAGCAAAGGTATCACAAGCACCTGTGGTGCCAGTGGTACCCAAAATAAAAGTAGCAACCAAAAGTGAAAAAGAAATTGCCACAGCAGCCGGCGAGCCTTATGTGGCTATCCTCAAGATGGACATTGATCCCAACAACCTGCACCAGGGTAGTTTTGAACTAGACTGGAATGAAATCTTTGTGAGTCGACTGGTCAAGGCTGGCTACATGATCAAGGCCACGGACCAGGATGTTGACATTGTGGATCGTTGGTTCCAGACTGTGTGCCGACATGTTGTAATGGAAACTTGGGAACAAGAACAAGCCATTATCAAGGGTGCAGGACAGTATGTCAACACTCGAGACATTGGCAACGGCAGGACCGAAGTGTCATGATTTTCAATCACATCAAACAACTCAAGGCTGATGGTAAAAAGATTGGCATCACTTTCTCGACTTTTGATATGCTGCATGCAGGTCATATTGCCATGCTGTCAGAAGCCAAGAATCACTGCGATTATTTGATATGTGGCTTGCAAACTGATCCCACAATTGACCGACCCGATACCAAGAACAAGCCTATACAAAGCATTGTGGAACGACAGATTCAGTTAGCAGCTTGTCGCTATGTGGATGAAGTTGTGGTTTATCAAACTGAACAAGATCTTGTTGACCTTCTTTTGATTCTGCCACTTGATGTGCGTGTACTAGGTGTTGAATACGAAGACAAAGATTACACTGGCCGAGACGAATGCTATCATCGTGGTATTGAATGTATCTTTAATCCTAGAGACCACTCATTCTCCAGCAGTAGCCTACGCAAACGAGTGGTTGCTGCCGAAAGTTACAAGGCATTGTCGCAGAAATGATCTTGTTTGCAAATGGCTGTAGTCATACCGCGGCTGCTGAGGCTGTGGTAACTCATGCCTGGGCCGAAGATGATGGCAACATGTACCGGGCCGGACGAGGCCCACATCCGCTAAATCTAGCCGCAAGCTGGTGTACCGTTCTGGGCCAAGAGCTGGATCGTCAAGTGATTTGTGCTGCACAATCAGGTGGCAGCAATGATCGCACAATACGCACCACCAAAGACTGGATCAACCAAAATTCTGACAAACTCCAGAACACATTTATGGTGATACAATGGACCTCCTGGGAAAGGGAAGAGTGGTTTTATCAAGGACAAGAATATCAGGTCAATGCGTCTGGGTGGGACACTGTACACAAAGATCTGCAGGACCGCTATAAACACTATGTGATCAACATAGACTGGACTGTGAAAACTACAGACGCACATCACAAGATCTGGGACATGCATTGCTATCTTAAACAACTGGGCATAGATCATTTGTTTTACAATGCCAACAGCACATTCAGTGATATTGACCTAGTTGATCAGAAATCCTGGGGCAAGCACTATATAAATCCATACATTCGTACCGGCAGCTATGATGCTGTGCTAAGAAACAACGGATTTTCCTATGTCAATCCCAAAACATATCATTTTGGTGCTGATGCCCATTGCTTTTGGGCCAATCATGTGCTACAATACATTAAAGATAACCAACTACTAGGCACCAATGAAATACCTTCTTATTGACACTAGCAACATGTTCTTTCGAGCCCGACATCAAGCACACCGTGCTGCGGACTCCTGGACCAAGCTGGGGTTTGCACTGTATCTAACTCTGATGAGTGCAAACAAGGTTGTGCGGCGTTTTCAAGCTGACCATGTGATATTCTGCCTCGAAGGGCGCAGCTGGCGCAAGGATCACTACAAGCCCTACAAGGCCAATCGTGCTGTGGCCCGTGCTGCCATGAATGATGAACAGGCTGAAGAAGACAAGCTGTTCTGGGAAACCTATGATGAGCTGACTAAATACTTGAGCAACAAGACCAATTGCAGTGTGATCCGCGAGCCCAGGGCCGAAGCAGATGACATCATTGCACGATGGATAGCCCTACACCCCCAAGACGAACACATAGTGGTCAGTTCAGACACAGATTTTGTGCAGCTGATCGCGCCCAATGTCAAACAGTACAACGGTATCACAGATGAGTTGATCACCGTGGATGGAATCTTTGATGTCAAGGGACAACTGATCAAGGACAAAAAAACCAAGCTGCCCAAGACTGTGCCCGATCCTGCTTGGTTGTTGTTTGAAAAATGCATGCGTGGCGATACCAGTGACAATGTGTTCTCAGCGTATCCTGGTGTGCGTACCAAGGGAACCAAGAACAAGACCGGACTGGAAGAAGCGTTTGGCGACATGGGCAAAAAAGGCTATGCCTGGAACAATCTCATGTTGCAACGTTGGACCGACCATAATGGTCAGGAACACAGAGTACTGGATGATTACGAACGCAACCGTGCCTTGATTGATCTCACCGCACAGCCACAAGAGATTAAAGATCTAGTGGATTCTGCCATACGTGCTCAAGTGAGTCACAAAGACGTGGGTCAAGTGGGCAGTTACTTTTTGCGATTCTGTGGCAAGTACGAATTGGTCAAATGCAGTGACTCAGCAGACAGTTTTGGACGCTGGTTGAATGAAACCTACAAAGGAGTGTTGAATGAACAGCATAGTGGCTAAACCAGTGATAGCAGACAGGTACTGGATACTTAAAAAAGACGACCGCAAGATTGGGCAGATTGAAGCTGACTCAGAGGGCATTGTTGTAAAAATTCAAAACACAGTACAACGATACAAGACTCTCAAGATGGCCGGTCGTGCTGCTGGTATTGAATTTGCAGCAGAAGAATCAATTACTCCACTGCAAGAACAACATGCATATGGTTATGACACCGGTGGTGTGGTCCACAATGCCATGTGGGATGTGACTCATCGATTGCCGCTGTTCACACGAGACAATAAGTCAAAGTCCTGGTTTGCAGCTGGCTGGTATCGAGTGAAACAGCATCGCACCTGGAAAACTGTGCAGAACCCTAAACTTATTACCTTGCAACGCTATGCATATCAAGGCCCTTTTCACACCAAGGAACAAGCAAATGACAAATCCGTTTCGTGACGACCTAATGGTGCAACAACAGATTGATGGACCGTGGCAACATATGGTAGGGGTGATCATGCTTAACCAAACCGGCCGCAAACCTGTTAAGATGGTATTACCAGAATTCTTGTACTGGTTTCCCACTCCATGTGCTTTGCTCGAAGCAGATGAGAACTTTGTTAAAAGTATTATCAAACCCTTAGGAATGATGAATGTTCGTTACCAACGTCTAGTAAAAATGAGTCAAGATTTTTTGGCTTGGGACGGCAACGATGCTACAATGTTATATGGTATTGGCAAATATGGTTCAGATAGTTATGAAATATTTTTTAAGCATAACTATAGCATAGAACCTACAGATAAAGAATTGAAACGCTATTTAGAAGAGGAAGTTTATGAATCCGTTTAGAGACCAAGAGAAATTCATGAAAGCCTGCAATCAAGATGTTAGCAAGTTTGATGAAAAACAATACTTGATGTATGTTAATCTTATTGACGAGGAACACCAAGAACTGCTAGAGGCTATGCTAGCAGAAGATCGTGTAGAACAGCTGGATGCCTTGATTGACATCCTGGTGGTCACAATTGGTGCCATCCACTCCATGGGTGCAGATGGCGAAGGCGCCTGGAAAGAAGTTATGAGCACAAACTTTGCCAAGATTGATCGAGAAACTGGCAAGGTTCGCAAGCGTGAAGATGGTAAAGTACTAAAGCCAGTGGGCTGGAAATCTCCAGAACTGGCACAATTTATTAAAGGAGAATGATATGTTTGAAACAAGCTACACCAGCGGCATCACAGATTACCGCTCAGCAGAAGAAATCAACTCAGCCATGGGCCGTGTGTATGGACACATGAGTCTTGCCGTTGTTACCAGCATGATTGTCAGCTACTTTGTGGGTACCACACCCGAGCTGCTGGAATTCTTTTTTACAGGTATCCTGAAGTGGATTGTGATCTTTGCTCCACTTGCAGCCATCTTTGGTATAAGTTATGTGCTGGGCACCAATCCCACGAAAGGAGTTGCTCAACTATGCTTGCACGGTTTTGCAGCCCTGATGGGTCTGAGCTTTGCAATGATCTTTGCGGTGTTCACCATGGGATCAATTGTTAGTGCTTTTATGGGTGCAGCCATCCTGTTTGCTGTCATGAGTGGCTATGGTTACTTTACCAAACGTAGTCTAGACAGCATGGGCAAGTTCATGATAGTTGGATTGATTGCAATTGTGATTGCCAGCATTGTAAACATCTTTATTGGCAGCACAGTCATGCAAATGGTTATTAGTGCCCTAGCTATCATTATCTTTATGGGATTGACTGCCTACGACACACAACAGATCCGTGAAATGGTTTCAGTTGACACTAGCCCGTCAGTGGAAGTATCAGGTGCGTTGACCTTGTACATGGACTTTATCAACTTGTTCCTAAATCTACTACAGTTGTTTGGCGATAGAAAATAAAGGAACAACATGAGCTTGCACATCAATCGGTTTGTTGATTCAATCAAGGCACACGAAAGTCGTGGTCAAAAAGACTTTACCATGCCCATGCGTGACGCCAAGGATCTACATGGTGATATCACCAAACTGTTGATGACCCTTGCTGCCATGCGAACTGTACCAGTTGAGAATTTAGTAACAGAGGTGGTTTTAGATGGTGGATCATTTAAAACCACATAGTTAATGGCATAAATAATGCTATGAGTAGACCACGGCCTCAGGTGCTAATTGAGCACACCAACAAACAAACCTACAAGACCGAGCAAGTACTGGCTTCCGAAGGTGTGTGGGCAGTGTTCTACGACAACAGGCCCATCAATCTCAAAACTGCAAACATGCTGACCCAGTACCCGGGGCCCAAGTATAAAAAAGTTAGTTTTTCAAATCCTGGTCACGCAAAAAACTTGGCCAAAAAACTAAACACACAGTTTAAAACAGACAAGTTCACAGTGGTGCTATTGACTCAGGGGGCGCAGATATACCCCGATGTTCGATAAATCTGCATTAACCCAACAAATTCTACAAGGCTTGCCGCAAGACGATTGCCCCGTCTTTGACCAAGCATTTGCCTCTTGGTGGATGGATTCTCGCGAAGGCAAGGGCATGCGCCTGACCACAGCAGGTTATCAAGCTATTGCCATCTTTGACATTGAGATGTATGTGTTTGATATTCCTGTGGGCATGGCTCTGCTGCCACGACACCTGCTGTTGTTGGATCGAAAACTGGATTGTCCTTATTATCTCAAAACAGGAAAGAAATCGCAGATCACCTTGTTCGGTAGCGAGCAGGCCCTGATGATGACCATGTACGGGGATTTGAACCGGTTCATGCGGTATCTGGAACGCACCTAGCGGTTGACCTTTATTGCCCAAAATGCTATAATACGAGCATGAACACAAAAACACCGCAGATTGTGAAAGCAAAAATCCTGATTACCTCTATTGACAACATGAAATTGTTCCGGGGTCGACTGCCCACACGGCGCTGGGGTTTTTGCGAGATCGTGCGCAAGGTCACTATTGAAGCCTGCCCGTTTGGCATCTATGAAGATGGTAACTATGGCTATGTCAAGATCGACGGTAAAAAAGTCCGTGTGATCAACGGTCATGGTGGCGAAACATCGTTTGAAATCAGTCGATAAAACGGTTGACCAATATTGCCCGAAATGCTATAATATACACATGGAAGCAAAAAACACAACCCGTAAAAAACGAGTAGATCGTACTCACATTGTATACATGCTCACAAGCGGTAGCGATTTCTACATCGGCGTTACTGCTAAGACTGCATCAACTGTGAAGAAGAGTGTAATGACTCGTTGCATGAAGCACCTGTATCGTTCACGTAGCGAAGACAAGAGCTGGACTTTATACGAAACTATGCGTGAACGTGGTACCAACGGTTTTACTGTAAATGTTCTTGCAGTGTTGCGTGGCAAAAGTCAGGCACATAAGTTAGAGCGTTGTATGATACAAGAACACCGACCTAACCTTAACACTGATGTTAGATTAGCCAACAGCATGTGAGTGTAAGTATTGCACCGGGCACCAAGTATACAAAAGCAAAAAGCCATGCCTAAATGTTATCAATTGATTGGAGTGCCGGCCTCGGGTAAAAGCACTTGGATTAAAAATCAAGACTGGCTGTTAGGGTCAACTGTAGTTTCTACAGATCCGTTTGTGGAAGACTATGCTAGAGTACAGGGCAAGACATATAGTGAAGTGTTTGCTGAATACATGCCCAGAGCCATTGACCTAATGATTGAACAAGTTGAATTCGCACGTGAGCACGGCCACACTGTGATCTGGGATCAAACCAGTGTTACTGTGGCTAGCCGTCGAAAAAAGTTTCGCATGCTGCCGGATTACAAGCATATTGCTGTGGTGTTTTGCACACCCAAACCTGTGGAACTTGCTGATAGACTGGCTAGTCGTCCGGGCAAAATAGTTCCAGAAGAAATAGTACAAGACATGATTGACCGATTTGAAATGCCCACACTAGAAGAGGGATTCCAGGAGATATGGCATGTATAATCTACACAGACTGTGTAGCCTGGTCAGTAGCGTTAGCGGCCGCAGCCTACCAATTTACAGTATGTGACCAATTCGTAGGTTCCCCATATGGTTCCTAACACCACTACTATTAGTAGTGTCACCAATAATACTGTTTCTACTAGATCTTCAACTTCTTTTTTGTGCCGCTCCGCTGCTTCTTTTTCACGACGGGTAGCATGTGCTGCATCCGCGTCCATGGCAGCAGACCTGGCTTTGATCTTGTTCCAAACGTCTATCTTGCCTGTTTGCATGAACAGAAATTGCAACTCTTTTTCAAACTGTACTGCTTGATCCAGGGCCATCTCAATTTGGATGGCTGTGCCCATGCTGGATTTTTTGCCACTGTTTCTAGATTCTACCATGGCCTTGGATGCAGTGCTCTTGGCATCAAAGTACTTGCCCAGCACTGGCCCCAGGGACGCTACATCGTCCACAGTTTTAGATACTTTTTTAATTAATGCAACAGCAGCTTGTATGCCTGCTAGTGCGGTTAATGGATCAATCATGGTGGTTTTTTTCTTCCGTCTAATCTACATATTTTTTTGTGGTCAATATACCAAAACAAACAATAATTGTATTTACACATGGCTATTAAAACTAAAACTGTACAGTTATCATGATCGTAGAAAATAAGGTTTTTGTCGCTTCTCCCAGCGTTTGCACCACACTTGTCTATTAAAAGCATCTCCGGACCAACTCCACGATGTACATACCCAATGTTCATTTTTGTCTAATTTTTCTGTTGGTGGTTCCACAGCATTTAACCCGGTGGCGCCCAGTAAAAACACAAACAACAAAGAATATCTCATTTATTATATTTAACTATAATATGGTATAATTACAACGGGGCAATTGCACAGTGTTGATTGCCCATAATAACAAAATGTGCTATACTGTGACACAGTAGTTAGAAAGGGTAAACACATGATGATTGTTGCAAAATTTAAAGACAAGATTGTGCAAATTGTTCGCGTGGTTGATTCTGTACAATTTTCAGAAGACAAAGGCTGGATCCTTGTCTGCTTTGACTTTGATAAACCAATGTGCAAGAGAGATCATGTCAAGTGGATAAAGGTTAGCGAAGCACGGTTTGAATGGGTACGCGAGTTTGCAGGAGAATAAAATGAACACATGGATAACCAGTGACTTGCATTTTGGTCACAAGAACATCATGAATTTTTGTCCGGTATCACGGGCTCGTTTTAAAAACGATGTATCGTACATGAACGAGGCCATGGTACTGGAATGGAATGATGTGGTTCAACCCGAAGACACAGTTTATATTCTAGGCGATGTGGCATTCTTGCCGGCTCAGAAAGCAGCAGACTACATGAATCGTTGCAACGGCACCAAGATATTGGTTGAAGGCAATCACGATCGCAAGACTCTTAAAGATTTGAACTTTCGTGATTGTTTTGCAGAAATTCACAAGTATTTGGATATCAACTACAACGGAACCAAAGTAGTGATGTTTCATTACCCTATTGCAGAATGGGATCAAATGCACCGGGGGGCGGTACACTTACACGGTCACTTACACGGTGATGTAAGTGGTATGGAAAAATTTCGTTGCAGAGACATAGGCATGGATGCAATTGGCAAAATTGTTATCTCAATGGAAGATGCTATTGCAGACGCCATGCGTGGCGAAATCAAAGGACATCATTGAGTCAACAGTTAAAATTAGGAAAAATATGAACGAGCAAGACCTAGTGTATCGATTACGCAAGCGGGCCGAAATACGCAGACAAATTCCTGGACGCAAAAGCGTAGAGGAAGGTCAGGCTGACCGCATTGCCGACCTGCTGGAAGAGACAGCAACTGAAATTGAACGCCTTAGAGATCGGATTGATATCATGTGTCAAGAAAATTCTGCTAGAGGTCCCGAGACCGTAACTAAGTAATATACTATGGAATTTTTACCTGTACTAGAACTCATTGATCGACTGTGCATTGCCCGGATCAAATTTGAAAGAACCAAGGGCGGCAATCAAGCTGAACTGTCTTGGTACGAACAACGTTATCAGCAATTGATTGACACTATAACTGTTGGCCAACGAGCTGTGTTGGATCACAACATTGCAGAAATCACCGTGATACATAATCGTATCTGGGATCTGGAATGGCAGTTGAAATCTGGTGTAGAACACCTGTTGCCCATGGACGAGATTGGACGACGAGCTATTGCTATCCGAGACTGGAACAACAAACGCATTACCTACAAGAATTCAATTGCTGCCTTGTTTGACTTGGACCTAAGAGAAATCAAAACTGATCATTTAAGTGACGCTGAACAGTTGTTTAAAACCGTTGACGCTAAATAATTTTCCTGTTACAATATAGTACAGGGACCTTAGCTCATGCTTGGTTAGAGCAGCGGACTCATAATCCGTTGGTGCTGTGTTCGACTCACAGAGGTCCCACCAAACAACTGGCGTTAGTACAATGGATAGTGCAAGGGTCTTCTAAGCCCTGAATAGAGGTTCGATTCCTCTACGCCGGACCAGAAATTTGCGAGAGTGGTGGAATGGTATACACAGCAGATTTAAAATCTGCCGCTCGCAAGGGCATACGGGTTCGAGTCCCGTCTCTCGCACCATGAAAGAATATATGACTGAACCAATACTAAAAGTACAATTTGCCCCAGGATGCTTTGACGAGTTTGAAGGAACTCAGGACGAGCTAGATCTCTTGATGTCTGACATCCACAGTAGGTTCGCGGGTATGACTGCAGACGATTTCAAAGCCAGCAGCCGTGCGGTAGATTTTGAGCAGCTGAGTAAATCAGATCCTGAACTGGCACAACGACTGGCCACAGCGTTGAATAGCATTGAGAGCGGTACGGATACAAGAACATTACAATGATTTCTAGCAGTCCAGATCGCTACACTTTCCAGAAAGAAAAGTACATTGAGCGTTGCCTAGAAGAAGGTAAAAGTCTAGACGATCCCAATGTACTGGCCGTGATCAAGCTACACGACGATGCCAGGGAACGGGCTGATCAACATGCCCGGGATCCTGCATGGCAAAAACACAATTTAGAATTTGATCTGCGTGTCACAGACTGGATCATTGCCAAGGTTCGCGAAAGCAGAGTGTATGCTCAAAATCTCTATGCTGTGATGTGCAACAACGAGTTCCAAAAACAAGAAGTATGGCCCATATTGAAAGATCAGGTCTGGTCATGCAGCTGGCGTCACGCTGGTGGTATTGTGGCCGACATACGTGGTGAGGGTGACTATATTGATTGGTACTGTAGTGGCATCAGGGGCGAAGACTCCATGGAACAATCTGAATGGAACATGCTAACTCCGGAGCAGCAGATGGCCTACAAGGAAGGCACAGCGTTTGTGGGTGAAAGCGTGGTTACTGATGAAATCCGTGAAGACCTTGCACGCCTGGGTTGGTCTGTGATTCCAGAATAAAATAGGAACACAACAATGTTTAGTTTAGATAACAATCCAAAACTCGGGTACTAAATAGAGATAGTTGTGTTAAAGAATTTTATGATATCTTTGCAACCTAAGCAAAATCAAACAAGTTCTAGCATCAAAATAGATTAACAAGGGTTGTGTGAAGAAATATCTAAATCCGTATGAATTAACAATCACATTGTTTTATGTCATGACTGTGATCAGTGTGTGCCTTATGTGGTACAATAATGATCTAGTTTGGTTACTTGCAGTTCCGGTTGCGGGCTGGGTTAATCATTTTTTCTTCAGTCTCAATCATAGAATGATTTCGCATCGTGCGTTTGAGGCCAGAAACAAATTTATACACAACCTGATCATTGTGATGAACGTGTTCCAGGTCAGTCATAGTCCTTTGAGGTTTGCAATGGTACACCGACACCATCACAGTCATGCAGATGTTCCGGGATCGGATATACACGGCCCAACTCAAGGCTTTTGGGAATCAGTAGTTGGTTGGGAATACCACCTGGGTGAGAGTGTTAAACAGCACCGCATCAAGATCCCTAAAGATCTACTCCGAGATAAATTTTTGGTATGGTTTGATACACATTACTACAAGATATTGATTTTGACATGTGTTGCGACATACCTGATTAGTTGGCAAGCATTTTGGTATGTGCTTGTGCCAGGTAGTGTCTGGTTTAAACTGTCAGCCAATTACCTTACAAATTATCACACATCGCATTTTGGGTATACAAATCATGATATAGGAAAAGACACTGCAAAAAACAGTATCTTTGCCAATATTTTCAACTGCGGTGAAGGTTGGCACAATAACCATCATGCAAATCCTGGTGCTTGGAGATACGGGGAAAAATGGTGGGAGTGGGATCCACCCGGGTTTGTGATCAAGCATTTCTTAAAGAAAAGAATTGCTCAATAGATTTTAATCACTGCCCGGATAAGATAGCATAATTACCCATTCATCTGTGGGGAGCTTATTTTTAAAATACAGTTTATCAATCCATGCAATTCCAGAAAAAGTGCCTGGCGGTATTATTTTGATCACTTGGTATTCTTTCATTTTGATATTGTGTGTTCTTGAATATTTGTACAGGGTTTTCATTATATGTGTTTTGGTTACTCTGAGAATTCTACAATTGTTACGAATTGCATATTCTTGCAACTCTTTAAAACACTGAAACTTGATTTCCATGTTGGGGAAAGTGCGATCACTCATCCAATGACTTGCAATAATCAAATTGGGAGACTTTGTGAGGGTCAGTCGACATGTTGATACCAACCTTCCATCACTGTAGGTGCCAAATGTAGTATTTTCTACAAAAAAAGAATTGATTTGATCTTGACGTTCAAGGTGCGTGTATGCTGTGACGGTGTTTGCTCGTATAAACAGATCAAGCAAATCATCTAGGTGATCGTGGGTTAATATCATAGTGAAATTATTTATAAGTTACCACCAGTGGTCAAAAAGGAAACATCGTGCAATTTACAGAAATCATCAAAACGGCTACTTTGATGGCCTTTTTTCTTGACTTTTTTGTTGTAGGCATATATACTACACTATGATGACGCAAATTGCACTCACACTCAATCTAATACCTACCAGCCTGGAGCTGGCCTATGAGAGCGATCGTCGGCGGGGTCTTTGCCTGTAAGTAAACTTATTACTTCACTCAAAGACCCGCTAACTAGGCGGGTTTTTTTATGGCGGTTGACCCTTATTCAGTCTGGTGCTATAATGCATGCAACAAAGAGGAGAGCAGCAGGATTTGCAAAGACCCTAGAACAAACTGGGGCATTTGCAAAACCGGTTGACCAGTATTGCACAAGATGTTATACTAGAGACTAGTTAGAAAGCAGCACAGTGCATCGACACAGTGCAGCAAGTTCGTTAAAAATTTGATTATGGTGTACTCAGATTCAGTTCTGAGCACTATATGTAAACACATTAGGGTTACCAAGCCAGTAGGTGACCTAGCAATGGATTCCAGTTGACGGACTGGCATTGGCTAGGTGACACGAAAGATGGGCGTATCAGTGATGCAAATCACGAGTTACGGTAGTCACGCTGGAACAACTTGACCTGTAATGTGCTTGATAGACAAGTCCGTGGACGGCACGGTAGGGCAGGTTCAAAACTGCGATCTCTATCAAACACCCCTGTGTGTTTTCATATAGTGGAGCATTCGTCTATCGGTTAGGACAGTGGGTTTTCAGTCCACTAAGAGCGGTTCGACTCCGCTATGCTCTACCATGTTTAGGACAGTTGGCCGAGTGGTCGAAGGCGACGGACTGTAAATCCGTTCTGTAAAAAGCGCAGTGGTTCAAATCCATTACTGTCCACCAATTTTGAAATCAAGTGGAAAGCAAGAGCCACAAAGTAAACAGTAGGCGACTTAGGTATCACGGTCGTCTTTGCAGTGATCAACTGCGTCAGCCCCAAAAAGGTTGAGAAACACTGGGGTAAGAGTCCCAAAGTGATTGCCATATACGAACACATTGAGAGACACATCCGCCGTAAAACGTGGAAGCATGGTGGTTATCCAGTGTGTTCTTATATGGTATATCAGTTGATGTAGCGGGTCATACACGGGACTGGCGAAAGCATATTGAGGCTCGGAATCTCGGACGCTAACAACACATCAGCACAAAGGTAGTTCGAACTACTCGGCGTGGTCGCAGTCTGTACTACGGACTTTCCTGCTCGATCCAGGGTGCTGATGGATATACCATATAGAAACACATTAATTGAAAAGCGTCCATGGACTAGAATGACCATCTAGTTAGATGCTTGGATAGGGATGTAAAAAGCCCCTGCTCGTCACAGTTGTCCTAGTGTGTTTCTATATGGTAATGTCATCGGCCGGTGGCATCCATTCTGGGGAGTAATTACCCTCAGGAACTCGCGGTCTTCTAGTGGTAAGAAAGCCTCGTTTAAGGGGCGAACGCAGGTTCGATTCCTGCCCGCAATGAGTTTGCTATATAAAAACACATTAGAAGCCTTCGTGACTGTAGGCAAGCAGGTCTCTAAGTCGTTTCCGACTAGTGTGTTTCTATATGGTAAGAATCCCGTTACTACTTTCGTTAAAGTAGCGTTTGACTAGCGATAGAGGTCCGGTGGCAGAAGACCGTTAGTGAGGAGAACCCTCTGAATCTGATAGGCAGTTCCCTCTGCACACAGACGTTAGAATAAAAGGGATGGACAGAGTAACTGCTCAATTAAGGGCTGGCGTGGAACCCAGTAGCTTATCCTAATTTGGTCTTAAAGTGTTCATGGACGCACGACGGCTTGTCACGCCGTAAGAGTGGGGATCGTTACCCCCTAAGACCGCCATATAAAACACATTAGTTCCCCGTAGGGATAATTGACAACAGGTTCATGCTAGTGTGTTTCTATGCCCCGGTGACGGAATGGTATACGTGTTGGTCTTAGAAACCAAATTCTGGGAGTTCGAGTCTCCCCTGGGGCACCAAGTTTTGTTAGAGTGTTAGCAAGAGAAAGTCACGCTGTCTAGGTTTCTTCGAAGGACCAAAGCAGTAGAAGGTGATGGGTTCGACACCCACCCTGCGGGGAACTGCAGGGGTCCATTGAGGCGACTAAACTGGACCGGTATCCCAAGTAACTTACCGACTCCCGCTCGAGCTTGTTAATTCGGGTGAATGGCAGCAATAACGTGGTGCTGCTACTTTAACAAATTCAATATTTTATTTTTATAGTCAAGCATCAATAAAGGTATCGTGACGGGACGCTGCCACTATGCGGGCCTAACTGTGCGAGGAACAGGTCCTGATATAACTGCTATTCGCTTGTCAGAGGAAGCACCTTTGTTGACAAATTGGCATCTCTTGATGCTTGACTATAAAAATTTTTGCCAGCGAGACTTGGAGTCCGAGGGGTCTTATATGCCCTTTCCGCCAGATTAGCGGCTTTGAGAGAGTTCGATTCTCTCCGCTGGTACCAGTTTAAGCAGATCATGTGGCGGAAAAACTCATTGACGATGGGCCCAACTGCCAGGGACAACGACACAATCCTGAACCGCTGACGTTGAAAAATACGAGACTGCTAGTCACAGTCGACTCATGTTCGGGAAGGTGGCAACACCTTTAAACGCAGGGCAGTCACATGATCAGCTTATTCAAACTCAGTTGACAACAACCCAACGTTGTTGTACACTACACATAAATAACATATCGCGGGAAGGGTCCGGTCACCGGCAGGGTCTCATAAGCCTTTGCAATCCTTGGTTCAAATCCAAGTCCCGCAACCAAACACATCCATGGTACCCAAAGTAATCAGAATTACACCAGTAGAATCCTATTTTTCAATTACCTGGGCAATAACCAACAAGTGCAATTATGATTGCATGTATTGCCCTGCTGCATTGCATGCAGGGGATCAAGTGTACTCACTGAGCAAGATGCAATCCTACTGGTTGGATATTTTTGCCAAGACTCAAGATAAAAATTTAAAATACAAAATTTCGTTCAGTGGCGGCGAAGTCACTACCAACAAAGACTTTGCGCCATTTGTTGCATGGTTGCGTGAAAACTACCATGATCGCATACATTCTATATTGTTAACTACCAATGGTAGTGCCAGCGTGGCCTACTACATGAAGTTGTACCACAGTGTAGACAACATAAGTTTTAGTTTTCACAGTGAACATGCTGATGAAAAACTATTTTATGATAAAATGGTCAAGATCAAGGAAGCCATTGATCCTAAAAATTTCATTCATGTAAACATCATGGACGAATACTGGATCAAGGATCGTATTCCTTTGTATACTAAAATTCTAACTGACCATGAGATCAGTCATAGCATTAATTCAATAAATTATGCCTTAGGAACACGGACTGTTCCTATTCTTAAAGGTCGGGCTAATCTTGAAATTTGAAAACCATCACAACAACAATTGCACAATTTTGCTAGACAACGGTGACCAGTATCAGATATATGCCAATTGGTTGCACAATCACAATCTAGATAATTTTAAAGGCTGGCAATGTGCTGCAGGAATCACACGAATCTCTATTGATCCTACTGGACAAGTGTTCAGTGGCGAATGCGAAAATCACAATTTAGGTAACTTGAATACCAATTGGCAGTTGTTGGAAGAATCAGTTGCTGTTTGCAACCGAGACCGGTGCACTGGTTGCACTGACGACTTACTTGCCAAAAAAATTAAATTATGAACTTGCTTGGCAGCTCAACCGTAGACGAGCTGAGATCCGGGGGTTTGGAATTTTTTTGTCGGTGGCATAAATAACTTGCAACAAAATTTAGTGGTTGACAACAATCACTAAATACCTTATAATACAAACATGATGAACACAAACACTTTTAACCGCATGCATTCCGTACCGACCTTGGCACAGCCCTGGTCACGTGCCTTTGCCTGCGGCAAAAGTATTACAGGGAATCATAGGGTCCGAGAAGGAATCAGTTGCGCCTAACAGCAGTAACTTACAAACTTCAAGGACCCTGGAACTAAAAACTCCAGGGTTTTTCTTTATGTGCAATGAGTAACGAGGACTCAGCCAGCACAATAAACCAGGCAAACGGGCGGACAGGACACATGAACGTGTGGCGATAACACACTAGTAAGACTCCTGGTCGGGGTATCAACCCCGTCATGTTCAGTAGCGATACTGGGCATTCTAAAACATATCAAGCTGGCCTGGGTTGCAATACCGCAGATGGTGTGTTTTAGAATGTATCCATAGTGTAATGGCAGCATCGCGGTCTCCAAAACCGTCAGTCTAGGTTCAAGTCCTAGTGGGTACGCCAAATATCGGTCCTTAACTCAATTGAATAGAGTGCCAGTCTTCGAAACTGGAAGTTGGGAGTTTGAATCTCTCAGGGCCGGCCAAATTATCGGGGGATTAGTATAATGGGATTACGGCAGCTTTGCAAGCTGTTTATGGGAGTTCGATCCTCCCATCCTCCACCAAATTTACTGGGGGTTAGTGTAGCGGTAACACTACAGACTTTGACTCTGTCATCACTGGTTCGATCCCAGTACCCTCTGCCAGACAAATACCACGTTAGCTCAAAGGTAGAGCAATCGGCTGATAACCGATAGACACAGGATCGTTACCTGTACATGGTACCAAATTGTGTTGACACTGTGTGTCAACTGCTATATAATAGCATTGTTAGTTTCAGGAACGGTCCCATAATGGTATTGGAGCGGATTGCTAATCCGTCGAGTGGTGAAAGCCGCTTTAAGAGTTCGAGTCTCTTTCGTTCCGCCAAGTTTTATTCCTCAGTAGCACAGCGGTAGTTGCACTTGACTGTTAATCAAGGTGTCGGTAGTTCGATCCTACCCTGAGGAGCCAATTTTTGCCCTACTAGTACAATGGCAGTACACTGGTTTTGTAATCCTGTGATGGCAGTTCGATTCTGTCGTGGGGCACCATTTTTATCCCGCAGTAGTGCGTTGATTATTGTGCATTAATAATTTTTCAACAATTACGGCACCCAGATCAAATCTTGTACCTCCAGAGAATGAATAGTTTGTTTGATCTTCGTGATGATTTTTATGCAAACCTTCCCCGTAAGATATAAAATTAAATACTGAGTTCAAGTTCCTGGCTTCAACAACTTCATTCTTTTTGTGGGTGTTATAGTTCACAGCAGTAATAATTATCCAGCTATACGCAAAATTTACTGGAGAAAAAAACAATGCTGTTTTCAAGTCAATCAACGCCAATATTATATTGAAAGCGTAGAACAACTTCCAGTAGTGTTTGCTAACAAATACAGCTTCTTTATTTTTGAAAAAATCCTTGGGAATCTTGATTCCCGAATTGATAGTATACCTGCCCAGCCACAAACTAAACCAACTATGATACATAGGGCTGTGTGGATCATTTTTTGTGTCAGTATGTGCATGATGCAAACGATGTGCAATCACTATTTGTAATGGACTGCCGTGACCGTTCATTACCATGCCAGTAAGCATGAGATATTTTCCAAAAATACTGGGCTTAAAACTGTTGTGACAAAGCCACCGGTGAGATCCAATGTGCGCTATACCGCCCATCAAAGACCCAATGACTCTGATTAGGATAAATCCTAGCAGTGTTCCGCCTGCCGAAAAATAATAAGGTATTGAAAAAACAGCAATGGCGCTGAATACTAGAACTTTCAAAGTTACAGTGTCGGTGTAGGATAATTTGAACATAACTGTATTTAATCAATGTTATTGACTCAATATTGTTAATCAACAGTTGACAACATTCTGAAATTGTTGTACAATACAAACTTAAACAAAAAGGTACTATATGAAGCGACCAGCTAAACTGTAGTGTCAATCTAGATCCCATGTAGGTCCGGGTTGGCACGTGAAAGACAATTTTACATATCAACCCTCTAAGATGTTAAGGCAGCATGCCGGACTCTTAATCCGTGACGTCCGAGTTCAAATCTCGGTGGAGGGACCACAATGGGATCGTAACTTAAAAGTAAAGTAGCTGGCTTTTAACCAGTAAAAGAAGGGGCAGTACCTTCCGGTCCTACCATAGATAAACACATTGGGATTAAATTCTGGTCACCCCAGCGCATAAGAGGTTGCGTACAGTGTGTTTTTCTATGGTGTAGTTAGTGTCAGCGGTTAGCACTACGGATTGTGATTCCGTCAGCATGGATTCGAATTCCATACTATACCCCAGAATCAGGTTGTGTGGCGTAGACGGATGCGCACCGGCTTCATAAGCCGAGGAGGAAGGATCGATACCTTCCACAACCACCAGTTAAATATTTTTAATGAAAGTCATTGCTGTTTTGATGTTGTTGAAAAACTTCATGGTCAATTTGAAATTGTCAATGTCAAACACAAGAATATAAAAAGTGTGTTCTTTGCTCATGGACAAGTGGATTAATAATCCAGTCTTGGTGATAGCATTGTAAATATACATGAACGTATTTAATGCGGGGTTCGTATAGTGGTAATACCTTAGCCTTCCAAGCTAAAGCGAGGAGTTCGATTCTCCTACCCCGCTCCACATTTTGCATCCTTAGCTCAGGGGTAGAGCGTTTCCTTTACACGGAAAGGGTCCGCGGTTCGAAACCGTGAGGATGTACCAAGTTTTGTAGCCATAGCCCGGAGCTAGGGTAAAGGGTGTTGCGGGGATTGCATGCGCTGCCTGTATCATGTGAACCGATAAAGATCGTAGCGCAACTTAATCAGTTTTTGTTCGGCCTGCTACAAATTCAATTTTCTCAGTATGGTGAAATGGTATCACTCTTGGTTTGGGACCAAGGAGCGTAGGTTCGATTCCTGCTACCGAGACCAAGTTATGCACAGGTGGCGGAGCGGCCCAACGCAAGGGATTGCAAATCCCTAACACCGTGAGTTCAAATCTCACCCTGTGCTCCAGAATAGAAAGTGCCTATGTGGGAATATGTCGTAACCTTTTTTGCTGTGTTCTTCACAGATATCTTTTACACTTACTACCTAAAAGCAGTACAAGATGAACGTGCAATGGCTGCTAGTTTGTGGGCCACCGTGGTGTTCCTGGTGGCCTGCGTGGCAGTGATCAACTACACCACAAATTCATGGTTGCTGATTCCAGCCGGTGCAGGTGCATTTTTAGGCACCTGGGTGGGCATGCAATTGAGACGTAACAAAAATAATGGAAGATGATGCAGCGGGGATGGTCCTGCGACTGGCCTTGAAAACCAGGTTCTGAGAAATTGGATGGGGTTCGACTCCTCCGTCTTCCGCCAACAATATGCAACTTTAGCTGATGTGGTCATAGCGGTGCCCTGAAGAGGCATTGAAGCAGGTTCGATTCCTGCAGGTTGCACCAGTCTAAGTCTCCATAGTTCAAGGGATAGAACACGTTCCTCCTAAGAATGAAATACAGGTTCGAGTCCTGTTGGAGACGCCAACCTCTCCCTGACATACGGAGTACAATGTGATAAGTTGTATGTTTTGGGTCATTAGCTCAAAGGCAGAGCGCTAGGTCGACATCCTAGACACAGCGGTTCGATACCGTTATGACCTACCAGCCCCAGTAGACAAATTGGCAAAGTCGTCTCTCTCAAAAGGAGAAATTTTAATGCGGGTTCGACTCCCGCCTGGGGCACCATTAACAAAACTGTAATAATTTTTGAGTTAAATAGAAAGCAAATGATGAAAAAACTAAACATTGACCTGGTGGCAGAATTTATCCGGGCTCAAACTCCCGAAACAAAAATATATCTCGGCTGTGATAGTGAACGTGTCAAAATAGATGGCGTCTGGCATGCTGACTATGTGCTGGCTATTGTGGTGCATATCAATGGCAACAACGGCTGCAAACTGTTTGGAGAAGTACACCGCGAACGCGACTATGACTCTAAACCTGGCAAACCTGCCATGCGACTCATGACAGAAGTCTACAAGGTAAGTGAGCTGTATCTCAAACTGGCCGAAGTGCTGGAAGGCCGAGCGGTTGAAGTACACCTAGACATCAACCCCAACGAAATGCACGGTTCAAGTTGTGTGATTTCACAAGCAATTGGCTACATCAAAGGCACATGTAATGTGGTTCCTTTTGTCAAGCCCGAAGCTTTTGCTGCCAGCTATGCTGCTGACCGTTTCAGGTCACTCCAAGTAGCTTGATAATTTTGCGTGGTTAGTTTAATGGTAAAATATAACGTTGCCAACGTTTTGTCAAGGGTTCGATTCCCTTACCCCGCACCATAAAAACACGGCCCAGCCCTCTGGCACATGACCTCTTTTAATGTTGTGTGCTACGGCTGGGTTTTTCTTTGGCTCTTATAGTATAACGGCAATACACGTCCTTGGTAAGGACGAGCACCAAGTTCGATTCTTGGTAAGAGCACCATATTCTCTTGACATCATGTAGAAACAAATATATACTGCAAGTTAGGTTAACAATGATCAAGATTGAACAAAACCCCAAGTTGGGTTACTATACGGTTGGCACAGAAAAATTTTTTAGCAAGCCCATGGCGTTGACACAGGCCACAAAACTCAATCAGTTTCCTGAGTGGAATTTTAATCGTAGTACGTTTGACCAGTACAACTGGAGTACTGAACCTGAACTCAGTATTAAAGAACTGTATAGAATTCGTGCGCAGCAATTAAGAGACCGGTACGACTACATAAGATTAGAAGTATCCGGCGGCGGCGACAGTGCTACGGCTGCATTTAGTTTTATACTCAACGGCATACACCTAGACGAAGTGGTTTTTCGGTATCCCAAGACAGGGGAAAAAAATGTCACCGACGATCCGTTCAATACTAAACCTGAGAACACACTTAGTGAGTGGAAGTACGCTGCACAACCACTGTTGCAATGGATTTCTACACATTCACCAAAAACTAAAATCACAATTCATGACTATTCCGAAGACATGTTGTCCAGCAATCACGACGAATCTTGGGTGTATCGCACCAAAGATTATTTTCAGCCAGGGCACGTATTCAAACACACCGTGGACGCAGTAGACAGTCATAAGATAACCTTGGATCGGGGACGGAGCGTGTGCATGCTATGGGGAATTGACAAGCCCAAGGTCTGTATCAAAGATTCAAAATGGTATCTGTACTTTATGGATGTGCAAGCCAACTGTGCCAATCCTGAAGTGGGGCAGTGGGACAACATCACTAATGAATATTTTTTTTGGTCTCCAGACCTACCAGAGTTGCTATGCAAACAGGCTCACACAATTCGCAGGTGGTTTGATTTACCTTCTAACAAATATCTACAACATCTGGCGCGGTGGCCCAACTACAGTTTTGCACAACGCACCACGTTTGAACACATCATTAAACCACTGTTGTACCCCGATTACGATCCTGCCACATTTCAAACGTCCAAACCTACCAACAGTTTTTACAACGAAATGGATCAATGGTTCTACGCCAACTTCCAAGACACTCGTGTTTATCAAGTTTGGCAAGCAGGGTTAAAGTACTTGGTAGATAATATTGATCCAAAATATTTTAACAACGAGATGGGCAGGCCTGTGGGTTTTGTGGGTTTTATCAGTCCGTTTTACTACTTGGGTGACGCTGCGTATCACAGCACGGGAATCAATGATCACTTTAAATTTTAATATAAAAACTAGTTAATTGGTTTTTTAAGCAAATCAACTGAACTAAATAAAACTAGCAGCGTCGCAAGTCGCCGGAATTTTAGTTGACGCCTGGAGCGGCCAAACTCCTTTACTGATGTGTTGCATCAGAACGCCAGCTTCCGTAAGCATGTTTCTACACATGTCAGCATCAAAATCATTTAACTAGGAAAAAACAAATGAAAAAAATTACTAAAATTCGTTGGGTTGTTGCACATGATCCACTATACCTATTCTTGCGTGCCGCTGAAGATTTTCAATCAGAAGTAAATGCACGTAGTAAGGATCATAAAATTGAAGTTGAAATTATGACCCCAGCGCAATATGCTGAACGATACAACGAAGGAAAATACATTCCTCGCCAAGAGTTGTTTGGCCTCATGCACGAAGGTAAAATTGAAATGAGCCAAATGGTAACTACCACATTGGCAGCAAAATTCAATCCAGACATGCACATTCTTGATATGCCGTTCTTGTTTAATGATCACGATCATGCAAGCCGTGCATTGGAAGGAGAGCCAGGTAAACAATTACTCCGCAGTTTCAGCAAAGAAAGCAATATTCGCGGACTGGCATTCACATACTCCGGCGGATTCCGTTGTGTTCCATCTGGTAAAAATATCAAAAGTCTAGCAGACCTTGCTGGAGAAACAATCCGTACAGGCATGAACCCAATGGCACGTGATACATTTGCTGCCATTGGTGCCAAGCCAGTAAGTATGGAACTTGAAGAAATGAATGGTGCTGTTCGTGAAGGTCATGTGATTGGCGGCGAAAGTGCCTGGCCTCGCATTTACCCAACACAACAAAACACATTCAGCAAATCAGTTGTTGATACTGAACACAGTTTGTTCTTGACCAGTATCATTGTCAGTGAAAACTTCTGGAACACGTTGAGTCCTGAGCTGCAACAAATCATTGCTGAGGCTGCTGTTGCTGCCGGACGTACAGAACGCCAACGCAGTATTGAAGATGGTGCCGACGCCATGGTCAAGTGCGAGCAAGAAGGTATTAAAGTTATCAAAATCAGCAAAGAAGAACGAGAGACCTTTAAGAAAAACACTGAGTCCTTGTATGAAAAATATCAATTTGCGCCTGGCTTGTTGACTGCCATTAGAAATAGTTAATTCATTTTAACCACCACCTCGTGCCATTGGCACGAGGTTCATCTAAAACTTAAAGAAAACTTATGATTAAAAATCTTTTCATTGCCATAACTCTGGCTATAATTAGCGTATCCTCGTCTGCTCAGCAGACTATTTCAATTGCCTGGCCATACAGCATGAGCCACGGTACCACTGTTTTAATGTTTCCATTACTGGAAGAGGCCAACCGATCTCAGAATCAATATAATTTTATTCTTGAATCCAAGCCTGGAGCAAACGGTCAGATAGCACTAAATCATATGAACCAACTGCCTGTCTCACGTATGGCTGTTATTGCACCTGTTTTTGTACAACTTGCAGTTGATGGTAAGATTCGTGAAGAGGACTATAGATACCTTGTTGGATTAGGGGATCTTTGTTTTGCCATATGGGACAAACATAGTGAATCTGAAAAAGGTCTTGCTGGCCTAAAAGGCACTGGCGAAATTGTGTTGGGCAACAACGGTTGGGGCAATTCGGGGCACTTGACTGCTTTGGAAATTGCATCTAAATACAATCTCACTGTTAAAAATATTGTGTTCAAAAGTAACTTCGACGGCCTAGTTAATCTCACACAAAACGGAGGAATAACTCAAGTTTTAGAGTCAACCAAAGCATTTGATAGTCTTAAATCTCATGCACTAACCCCAGCCAACCCATTAGCAATAACTTGTTCAATTCGTCGTAAAGAAATGCCAAATGTAAAAACATCCGCCGAGCAAGGAATTGTTACGCCTGGTCCATGGAACATTATTATTGCCAACAAAGAGATGCCAGTAGACACACAAAAAGCAATCACTGCTATTATTAATCGCGCTTTGATAACATTAGGAGAGGAGAAGATTCTTGAAATATCAAGTCTACATCCTGTGGTATTTCAAAAGAACAAAGATGTTGAGATTTATTACAAAACCAGGTCAACTGCTCAAAAAGCGTTGTTGCAAAAATATCAATCAGTCATTGACGCTGATAGAGGAGTCGGTGAAAAGAAATGACTGATCAAGAATATAAAATTGGTTTAAAAATATCAGTAATTGCTGTGGGCTTGTACCTGTTACTAGTACTTGTATGCCATACTATTTAGATTGACAACAAAATCAAATAAATATATAATGTAAGTTATTGCTGTATGAAGCAAAGAGAAAAGTGTTCTGGACGGGGGTGCGAATCCCCCCAGGTCCACCAAAAGTATTGTGAACTGAAACAAGTAATGAACCCGAACTGTGTACAGGTAGAGGTGTAGTGAACAAAAGTAGGTGGCACAGGCTAGTACAACGGAAGAGGTGTTAAACCCGTAGATTAAGTTCCTACGCTCTCGCTCAACCGATGCCAGTAGATCGTACCTACTATACTTTTGATGGGCCTGACCTAGATTCGACAGGGCAACAAGTAAATTAGTGGACAGCTCGGCAATGTAGAAGCCGTTAGGACAGGGGTGACCCGGTCGTAGACACAAAAAAAGTAAAAGCAAACGACTCACAGTTCGCATTAGCAGCCTAACAGCCGCTTAGGGTAGTTATACCTCGTAACAGAAAATAGCAATAGGCTCTTCGGAGCCTATTTTTTTTTATTCAAGATACATCATATAAATACTTGCCTAATAGGAGAATAACATGCGTACAACTACTGTTGTTTGGGATGAGACTAGTGTCAATGAAACCACATTTAGAACAATGATGGGCGAAGGCGCGGCAAATATCACCGGATTTGGTTTTGAAGAACACATGACCAGGACCATTGGGCCTAGCATAGTTGATAGCGTCCTGACTGGATCTACCTGGCATACTATAACTAGAAGCTGGCCCACACTAGAAGCAGCAGAACAATGGATTACTTTTGTAACAAACCACAACCCTGCTCCTGTTAGTGCTGTTATCAATCCTGAATGACACCTGCTGTTAAATTCTATAAAATAAAGCTGATTAAAAACTTACTTGAATATTCACAACGGGTAAGAAATCAGTTATTAGATGAGTTAGTTACCAATGCAACTGATCCTGTTGTTTATTCTCGCAGACTCAGGATGCTTCGGCATGTAAATTTATATGAGAATCAGCTTATACAAAAAATACAAAACTTTGACACAGATGATGTTGACGATTTTGCACAAGTCAATCTCAAACGAGAATTAAATCGTATAACACATCGTAGTGCATGAAGCCATTATTACTATCAGTCAACCCTGATTACTTTTATCGGATACTTGACTGGCAAAAAAAATCGTACACGTTAATCCACGGTGGATTACTATTAATAGGAGATCTAGCTCGGGTAGACGGCTTTGATCAATACAATCATTTAATAGATCTAAACTCAGTATTTTCTACCAATCCCACCGGGGATCCAGTGGATCGCACCCAAACATATCAAGGTCCATTTAATTTTCATGTTCAACGACCTTGGCAAGTGCCTGAAAAATCTGTAACTCTCGACAATGTGATTGAACGTCGAGTACGACATTACCAGGAATTGAATCAGCAATTGAATTTGTGCTGGAGTGGTGGGATTGATTCAACCTGTATTTTGGCTGGGTTTTTACAACATACACCCCACCTAGCACAACTTCGAGTATTGTATACCCCATTTAGCATTTACGAAAATCCTGAATTCTACAATCATGTTCGAACAAGATTTCCACAATTGGAAATGTTAGATATCAGCGGTGATGTGTATTTAAAAAACAAATTTGACGGTGTAATGATCAATGGCCACGGTGGTGATGAATTCACAGCAAGCCTAGATGAAAGTTTTTTTGATTTGCTTGGATCTGAAGGCTTGCACGGGCCTTGGCAAGATTACGTTTACAAAACAACGTCTAATCAGAATCTAATTGACTTTTGCGAGCAATTTTTTACCTTGGCAAGACGACCAATTACCACTGTGCTTCAAGCTCGTTGGTGGTTTTATGCTGCAACCAAGAGTCAAGTGTATGCCCCACGAGATGGCATGTTTTCTACAACTGCCACGACAAGTGCGTTTTTTGATTGTCAAGAATTTGAAGATTACATGTGGCACAACACTGATCAGATTATTGCACCCGGAGAGGACTACCGAAAATACAAACAATTTTTAAAACAATATATATATGAATTTGATCACAATCTTGACCGCTGTAATACCGCGCAAAAAGTCACCAGCGAACAATTCATTTTGTACACCAGAAAGAAAATTACACTTGCGGGACAGCAATGGATTGCACGTTTATCTGACGGCACTCAAATCTGCACTCCAAATTTACCACTATTCAGTCAATTAGAGTTCAACAACAAATATGGACGCAGTCTTGATTACCTGTTTAATTATACATTATGATTCCAGAACATCTTTTACATCTATATCCGGGTAAAAAAAATTATTCCAAAACAGCTGGTTTGGAAATTGAATTTTCATCAGGAGTGCTGATTGGTAAAACATGGTATCCAGGTGACGAAGGTGATCTCAACATAACAATTGCTCTGGATGGAAAAATTTTATGTGTACAATTGTTGAGTTCAACTATTACCAAGTTTGTTTATAATTTTGATGACACCAGCGAAACAACCGAGCGAGAACTGACTATTATGTTGAATGGGCACGACAATGGCCCAATGTTGCGTATACATGCAATTAGAATTGAAGGACTCAACATGAGATTGACCATGGAAGATTCTGGGCAATGTATCATGCGCGGCCAGACATGTGTTCCATCCGAATACATGGGACAGGTGGGGCACCAAAGTTTAAAATTTACCACACCAATTTATCCGTGGTTGTTGAGCAACCAACAAAAGCCCACCTATTATTATGAAAACATTTAGCCAGTTTCATTGGCAATCTAAAGATTTTATCATATAATACTAGAACTAGATCGCAAATGGAAGTTTAATACAAAGGACAACTGTGAGCAGTGAACAAGATAAACTCAAACACAGCAAGCGATTGCTTAAAGATGAAAACACTATAAAGAAGCAAACCAAGATTGCAAAATCTGCAGGATCAGATGTTAGTCAACCACACAGGTTTGTAAAACACCATGCCATGAACTGCGGTGATCCAAATTGCGTGATGTGTGCTAACCCTCGTAAAGTTTTCAAAGAGCCAACACAGCAAGAAAAACGACTGTTTCAGGATCTGGACCAGATTCGTGATACTCGAAATAACGGATTAACTACTAAGGACAATGATGAACTATAAAAAAGACCCCACTGCTGGTCTCAGCAACGAAGAAGCTGTTGCTAAAATTGGCAATCGATACGATCTAGTATTGGTTGCTGCACGCCGGATGCGTGAGCTTGGAAGAGGGGCCATGCCACATGTTCCAAGCAAGCATAGTCCAGCTGTGACTGCTCTGCTTGAAATTGAGGCAGGCCGAGTTGGGATTGATTACTTGTACAAACCACAAGACGTTGAACCGCGCCGTAGAAGGTTAGATCGTTAATGGCTAGCAAAATTTGGGATTCCATTAACGGAACTGCGCTCAAGAGCTTGCCCAATGCGGCTAAGGGATACGAACAAAGAATCACAATTCCAGAATTTACATTTTTGGGGGTTCATAATCAGCCTGATTTTGGTGACATCACCATGTGGTTCTATGGCAAAGATAAAACTATTGAACTCAAGAGTTTGAAACAGTATCTGTTTCAATACCGAGATACTATCATCAGTTACGAACGTTGCCTGGACGTGATGTACAAACATCTTGTGGCAGCATATGCTCCTGATCGCCTGCGTATTGAAATTGAATTTCGGCCACGTGGGGGTATTAGCAGTAGCATGACAGTTGACAGTGATTGGGGACACCTGGGCGGTTCTGACACACTGTGGCAACATCATAAAAATTAAGGAACACATGGATTACAAAGTTAAAGATATTGCCCTGGCAAGCTGGGGACGCAAGGAAATTGCCATTGCCGAAAGCGAAATGCCGGGCTTGATGGCAGTCAGGCGAGAATATGCTGCTGCCAAGCCCCTGGCCGGCGCACGTATTGCCGGCAGTTTACACATGACTATTCAAACTGCTGTGTTGGTTGAAACCCTGATTGACCTGGGCGCCAGTGTTCGCTGGAGTAGCTGCAATATTTTCAGCACTCAGGATCAAGCCGCCGCGGCTCTGGCTACACAAGGTATTCCTGTATTTGCCTGGAAAGGTGAAACTGAAGACGAGTACTGGTGGTGTCTTGAACAAACTCTTGAAGGACCCAACGGCTGGCGTCCCAACATGTTGCTGGACGACGGGCATGACTTGACTGGATATGTGCATGATCGTAGGCCAGATCTATTGGCAGGTATTATTGGGGTTACCGAAGAAACCACAACTGGCATTCACAAGCTGCTGGCTCGTGTGGCTGCTGGCACTCTCAAGATGCCTGCTATCAACGTCAATGACTCGGTCACCAAGACCAAGTTTGATAACTTGTATGGCTGCCGTGAAAGTCTAGTTGATGCTATCAAACGTGCAACTGATGTCATGATCGCTGGCAAGGTTGCTGTGGTAGCCGGTTATGGAGACGTGGGCAAGGGATCGGCACAGGCCTTGCGAGCACTTAGCGCACAAGTCTGGGTAACCGAGATTGATCCTATTTGTGCATTGCAAGCAGCCATGGAAGGCTACCGTGTGGTCACCATGGAGTATGCTGCTGACAAAGCAGACATCTTTGTTGCGGCTACCGGCAACGTTGGTATCATTACTCGCGCACACATGGCAGCAATGAAAAACAACGCCATTGTTTGCAACATTGGGCACTTTGATACCGAGATTGATGTTGCTGGCATCAAGGATTGTGTATGGGAAAACATCAAACCACAGGTGGATCACATCATCTTCCCTGGTGGCAAGCGCATTATCTTGTTGGCAGAAGGGCGACTGGTAAATCTTGGTTGCGGTACTGGCCACCCTAGCTTTGTAATGAGCAACAGTTTTACCAACCAGGTGTTGGCACAGATTGAATTGTTTAGTCATGCAAACCGGTACGAGTCCGGAAAACTCTATCTGTTGCCCAGGCACATTGACGAACAAGTTGCACGACTACACCTGGGACAACTTGGTGCCCAGCTCACTGAGTTGACTCCGGAGCAGGCAGCATATATCAACGTTGATGTTAGCGGACCCTACAAGGTAGACGCATACCGATACTGATCAACATGCCAAACAAAATGCCCGCAAGGGCATTTTTCATGATTTGACCATTAATCGCTCTTGTGCTATAATACACTCATAGCAACAAAAGGAACTGTAACATGGGTCAAATAAGCCAACTTCTAATTGATATACAGTATGCATTGGAGCAAGGCAACGAACCTGCACAAATTGCCGCAGACCTTGGAATTCCAATTTCCTGGGTGTTTGAAGCCCAGGAAATTGCAGTTGACCAATAATTGTAGATCAGCTACAATAGAAGCTTAGATAGTTAATTTTCCATCCACAGAAAGGTTAGTACATGTCAGATACCCGCACCGTTACTTCTGCACAGGCTCGTAAGAGCCTGCTCAAAGCATTTCGTGTCAAACGTCCCTTGTTCTTGTGGGGTCCTCCAGGCATTGGCAAGAGTGAATTGGTCGAAAATATTACCAATGAGCTAGGTGGACTCATGATCGACCTGCGCCTGGGTCAGATGGAACCCACAGACATTCGTGGTATCCCGTTCTACAACAAGGACATTGGCAAAATGGACTGGGCGCCTCCTGTGGAACTGCCCGACGAAGAAATGGCCAAGGACTATCCTATTGTGGTGTTGTTTCTTGACGAACTGAACAGTGCCGCACCCAGTGTTCAAAGTGCCGCGTATCAACTAATTCTGAATCGACGTATTGGCAAGTATCGCCTGCCTAAAAATGTTGTGATGGTTGCCGCAGGCAATCGCGAAAGCGACAAAGGGGTTACTTACCGCATGCCTACTCCGCTGGCAAATCGTTTCTTGCACCAAGAGATGAAGGTGGACTTTGCTAGTTGGCAAGAATGGGCTGTGATAAACAAGATCCATCCAGAAGTGGTGGGTTACTTGAGCTTTGCCAAACAAGACTTGTATGACTTTGACTCCAAGTCCAGCTCACGAGCTTTTGCTACTCCGCGTACCTGGAGTTTTGTAAGCGAGCTCCTGGAAGAAGATGACAGCGACAATGACACATTGACCAATCTGATTGCGGGCACTGTGGGCGAAGGACTTGCTGTAAAGTTCATGGCACACCGCAAGGTATCTGGACGCATGCCTAACCCTGCAGATATCTTGAGTGGCAAGGTTACCACACTTGACGTCAAAGAAGTCAGTGCCATGTACAGCCTGGTGATCTCCATGTGCTACGAGCTCAAGGCTGCTGTGGAGAACAAGATTGACAACAAGAAGTTCCATGAAATGGCAGATAACTTCCTGGGCTACATGATGAAGAACTTTGAAACAGAGTTGACTGTGATGGGTGCTCGTATTGCACTGACCACATACGACTTGCCCTTCCTGCCTACCAAGCTGAAAAACTTTGATGAGTTCCACCAGCGTTTTGGCAAGTACATCTTGCAGGCTTCGGCCTAAAACAACAAGGGCTGTGATGGCCCTTGTTTCTTATCACAAGGATCCGAGCATGGGATGGGTGGTGTATTCTGAAAAATCAGGCGAGATTTTAAGATATTACGATATTGAATCCAAGGCACAATCGCAGGTGACTGGGCACAATAAAAAATTATTTTGGGCAAGATTAAAGTCAACTCAGGGTCGTGATTATAAAGAACAATGGGCACATTGCAACTGGCAAGACTACGAAAATATTTTTAAGAAATATTACGAAGATCAGAAACCCTACATGTTGCAGAAAAGCAAATACAGATGAAATACCAAGTAACCGATATGGACCGGCGCTTCAGCCACAGTGCCAGTTTCAACTACATGCTGAGATTTTCCAAACCTACCTGGCAAGGCACTGGCGTGCTGGATTTTGATCGTGCTAGACGTTGGATGAATCGCACCTGGGGCTGGAGTCAAGAGGTAGACTATCGCAGTGCGATCAAGCGCAGTAATATAGTGTTACAAGATGGAGATATCAACCTGCACTGGGCATATTCGGCCGTGTACAAAGACTATCGCATCTATCTTGCCAGCGAAAAAGAACTGGCATTTTTTCAACTGGCACATTCAGGTCCTGAGTAGTGGGACAGGTAACTGTAAAAAAGAATCTAATCATCTTTCACAATCCTGGAGAATGGTCAGATATCTATGCTAAAATTTTGCAACAGTATGGCATGGTAATGGCACTGCGAACCAGACTACGGAAAGAGATGGGGTTTACGTATCGACACCATCAAGGGCTGGTTGCCAACGAGTATCTACGTCCAGATGGCCCTAACATGCGTTACGAGGAACAGATTCACTTGGACTTTTATAGTGAGGCTGCACAGAGTTGGTTCCAGCTTAAATACCTAAATCTTAGCACTTGACCATTAATTCAATTTGTGCTATAATATACACATAACGCAACAAAGGACAAGAATGACATCTACTACTGCTACTAAAGAAGATAACAAGAAGTTTGCTAATCTGCTGGGCGAAACTGATCCCAAAATTGACCGAATTGTGCGTGAAAAACTGATCACTGCTCGTGTGGGTCTGCTGCTCAAAGCCAGCTTCTTTGGTAACTTGGCCACTCGCTTGAAGCTGGTCAATGCTGACGAATGGTGTGGTACTGCGGCCACAGATGGTCGTAATTTCTATTACAACAGCCGTTTTATCCAGCTGCTTCGCCCAAAAGAAATTGAGTTTTTGTTTGGACACGAAGTCTTGCATTGTGTATATGATCACTTTGGCCGCAGAGGTGATCGTGACCCTCAACTGTTTAACATTGCCAATGACTTTTGTGTTAATGCAGACCTGATCAAGCACCAGGTGGGTGAAAAAATTACCACTGTGCCTTGCTTGTATGATCCCAAGTACGATGGTATGAGCTCAGAAGAAATCTACGATATCTTGTATGAAAAAGCAGACAAGATTGATATTGGCAAATTGCTGGATCAAATGATCGACGAACACCTGGATGGCGAAGGTGCTGACAGTGACGGCGCTCAAGATGGCCATGGTAAAGGCAAAGGTCGCCCCCGAATCAGTGCCGAAGAAAGTCAAGCCATCAAGGACGAGATCAAGGAGGCCATGCTGGCTGCGGCCGCCACAGTGGACGGAGCAGGCAACTTGCCCGCAGGTGTCAAGCGACTGATCCAAGAGCTTACTGAACCGCAGATGAACTGGCGTGAACTGTTGCGTATGCAATTGGAGAGCACTATCAAAAGTGACTACACCTGGATGCGAGCAAGCCGCAAAGGCTGGCACATGGATGCTGTGATGCCTGGTATGAAACTGGATCCCATGATTGATATTGCTGTGGCACTAGATGCATCTGGCAGTATCAGCGAAACAATGCTCAAGGACTTTTTGGGTGAGATCCAAGGCATTATGGAATCGTTCCCAGCATACCGTATTCATGTTGTGACATTTGATACCGAAGCATACAACCCTGTGCAGTATGACAGTGACAATCTAGACGACATCTGCGATTACGAAATCAAGGGCGGTGGCGGCACAGACTTTGACTGTATCTTTAACTACTTGAAAGCCAACGAGATTGAACCCAAGCGACTGGTTGTGTTCACAGACGGTTACCCGTTTGGCTCGTGGGGTGATGAAAACTATGCAGACACTGTGTGGATCTTGCATGGCACCACAACTATTGAGCCACCTTGGGGACAGCATGCCTACTATGATGAGGAGAAAAGCAAATGATAGTACGACTAGAACAGGACGAAAACGGCGATTTAATTTTGCCACTGGGAGACGAACTGTGCGATTCAGTTGGTTGGAAAATTGGTGACACCATTGTGTGGACCGACAATCATGATGGGTCGTGGACCATGAGCAAGAAGCCATCCACCAAAATTGTGCTAGTTGATGTACTAGTATCACATCGCATGCGTTATGCTGTGGAACTGGCCGAAGATTCCCCAGAATCCTGGGCCTTGGACACTGTGACAATGGAACAGGCAGCAGAGTTTAGTCAGGAGTGCCTGGGCGAGCAGATTGTATCACATAGAGTGATTACTGAGGCTGAATTTTTACAACAGTTTGACAAGGACAACAGTTATCTTAAAGGCTGGACCGCAGAGAAAAAGTTTGATTCTGCACTGACCCGATTGGAGATTAAAAAATGAACGAACGAATTCTAAAACTTGCTGTTGAGGCCGGAATGTATGTAGACCTTAACGGTACACCGTGGCCGCGAGCCATGTCAGCCGAAGAATCTGAAGCAGCCTATAAAAAGTTCGCCCAGTTGATTGTGCAGAAATGTGCTGATGTTGGTGAACGGTATGCTGATGGTAACTATGAAGTTCCTAATCAGATTTTAGAACATTTTGGATTGGAAGAAGAATGAGTGTACTTGAACTAAGCGGCAGACCGTTTGTGGTATTTGATCCTGCTAACTCTGATCATCGCGAGTTCTATTACGAGTTTTTTAAAAAGAGCACATGGGGCAAGTGCCCGTATCGTTTTGTAGTGCCCGAAGATCATGGTAATTTGGTTACAATGATCCAGCGTAGTCTTGTCAAGTACTATGTGGAGAAAGAGTTTATGCCCAGACGGAGTTTCGTATCTCCCACAACGGTCCCTGTACGATTTGGAGTTGACCCATGATTGAACTAATTAAAGCAGATGTTAATCATATTTTAGGCAAACTTTTTTTTCAAGACCATAAGCTGATGGAAGTTTGGTGGCATACAGCAAATAAACATTTTGAATTTAATACTCCTAACTTTATTTTTCAACAAGATGCCGAGGGTAGACAAAGAGTATATGACTATGTACAAAAATGTTCTTCGGGACAAATGAAATCATGACATTTTTTTGGGGATTCTTATTGGGTTACATAGTGGGTGTGTTGTATATGTGCCATCGTTCTAACGTAGATTCTAAGAGGCATACAGAATGACTTGGATACTATATCTAATTTTAGGAACTAGTACAATGACTAACTTACAACAAATAAATCGTTATACAGATGAAACGGTTTGTAAAAAAGCAGCCAAAGAACTAACAGATAATAATGTCAGGGCAGTATGTTTGCCTAAGCAGGAATTGAAGTAATGAACAACACCACAGTATCTAATGTTTCCTTGACAAGGACTGTTACGGTGCTGAATCATCACGGCGAGATGCAGACATTACAAATACCCACTGAACGTGCTTTAACTGTTTATGTGGATAAAAAAGAAATTGTCACGCTGATGACACTGGGAGCCTATCCCAAATGGTTGGTGTTGGGATACTTGCTCAATCAACGACTGATTGCTTCCGCAGCAGAAATAGATTCAATAACAGTAGATTGGGAAGTTGGTGCGGCTGCGGTAAAGACTCATACTGGAATTGTCAATCTCAAGAGAAAAACAACCAAACGCACAGTTACCAGTGGTTGTGGGCAAGGTAGTATGTTTGGAGAGTTGATGCACAATATCAGTGATATACAACTTCCACCAGCCTTGATCACGCAAACCCAGTTGTATGCTATTGTAAATACCATACGCACAAATGACAGCATTTATAAAACTGCTGGATCTGTACATGGTTGTGCATTGTTTCAAGGTGAAAACATGCTGGTGTTTATTGAAGATGTGGGGCGACACAATGCATTAGATGCCATTGCCGGATGGCTGGCGCTACAACCCCGAGACAGCATAGCAGTAAATGACCGAGTATTTTACACAACTGGAAGACTGACCAGCGAGATGATTATTAAGTCTGCACAAATGGCGGTGCCTATCGTTATATCTCGCAGTGGTATTACTGAAATGGGTTATGAAATTGCAAAAAAACTAAATCTATGCGCCATAGGCCGAGCAACCAATAGACGCTTTTTTTGTTTTACTGCACCTGAAAGATTTTTATATGGAGTTGAAGAATGAGTGGTACACCAGCAAGCTCTAGTCCGGGCATAACGGGCTTTATTGAAATCTTTGAAGGTCGCTTGACCAAAATGAAACTGCACCTTAAAACAGAATTGAGCAAAGACAAACATGAACGAAATCGCAAGTGGCTTAAAAGTCAGTTACGCGAGACCAAAGCACTTAACAAGACACTGAAAGAAATGCGTACGGCCAGTGCAAAACGCTGTCCACATTGCGGAGAGAAACTATGAACGAACGAATTCGACAACTTGCCGAACAGGCTGGAATTTATAAATTAAATTTGTCTGATGAAACAGAATACTGGATTATGGAAAATTTCGCCGAGTTGATTGTGAAGGAATGTATCAATCAATGTGCCTACACTCCCGACGTCGGCGAAGATTGGGATAAAGGTGTAAAGTGGGTTGCTAACGAGATAGCACAACATTTTGGAGTTGAACTATGATTAAACTTTGGTTGGCGTTTGCTATTATTGCTATTCTTATTCACCTTGGCATCACTGCCTGGCGAAAGATGGACGGTAAGGAACAACTGGCCTTGACAAAAAGCATAGGGTATAGTATACTTGTGTCACTGGCAGTGGTCATGATGATGACAGTGCTTGTAATTGCATTTTAAGGAACTGTATGTTTTCTGAAGTAGTTGGGCGCCTAGCCTATGTTGCGCTAGGTATTGTGATTGGTATCAATCTTTTTCTTTTTTTTGGAGTTATCTAATGAATCGTGTTATTAAACTTTCTATCGTGGCCGCGGCTGTGGCTCTTACCAGTGCTTGCACTCGCATTGAAACCGGCGAGGTTGGTGTGCGTGTGGGCTTTGACAAACAGGTAAAATCTGGCGAACTGTTGCCAGGCTCGTTCAACCAGACCCTGATTGGTGAAGTGCTTACATTCCCAATCAAGGATGTTAATGTGAGCCTGGAGAACATGACTCCTGTAGCCAAAGACAATTCGACCATGAAAGACTTCGATGCTGTGGTTGTTTACAACATCAACCCACAACAAGTGTCTGAACTGTATGCCACTAAGAATCGAGCGTTTCATGCAGAGTTCAAAGGCGATACTTATGTGATGTACAATTATATTGTGCAGAATGCTCGTAATGCTATCTACAAGGCTGCTCGCAAGTACGAAGCCCTGGACATGGCAGACAATCGTGGCGAGATGGAGAAGTTCATCCAGGAAGAAATTGTTCGCAATCTTGCTGAAGAAAAGTTGGATGGTAGTATTATGATTAGCCAAGTGCTGATTCGTAATGTTGTGCCAGCAGATTCAGTCGTTGAAAGTGCCAACGCATTGGTTCGTAGTAAAAACGAACTCAAGCAGAAGGAAGTTGAAGTCAAGACCGCTGAAGCTGAAAGCCGTCGTATGGCAGCATTGGCCAACAACTCAGGTGCAAGTATTGCGTTCATGCAGGCACAGGCCATGTTGAACATTTCGGAAGGTATCAAGAACGGCCAAGTGCAGACCATTGTTGTGCCCTCAAACTTCAATGCACTCATGATGAACAAGTAAGGAGACCCCATGCCCACAATATACACCGAAGTTGAAGTTGATGTTACATTAGAAGATTTTGATGACGATGACTTGATGGAAGAAATGGACCGTCGTGGGCTTGGCGTCGAAGTCAATGCTTCTACTGCTAGTGAACTTATTCAAGAAATTTATCAGAAACGTAGATTGGGCAAGGACTTTGAGCGCGAACTTGATCAGTTGATTTATCAAGTTACTGGCCGGGCAGTATGACTGAGTTTGTCAATACACTTGTGCCCTTTGTATATGGCTTTGCCATTGGTTACTTTTGCAACCCGTTGTGGAAGTTGGTCAAGAAGATCGTTGAAGAAGCCAAGACGGCTAAAAAGGAGTGGTAATGAGTAAATTTAGAGCATGGTATGTTGAATACCAAGATGAGATCTCTTGGTTTTTGATTGGTTGGTTGAGTCTGTCCGCGGTCAACTGTTTTATAGAACAGAAGTATGTCTGGGCCGCAGTCAGTGCAGTGCTGGTATATGCCAACTACAAGATGTCCAAGTTTCAGATGAAGTAATGTATGGCCAGTCTAGCCGAGTATTTTGCTGCCAATCGTCCGGTTGCAAAATACAATATTGGAGATCGTGTTATAGGCAAATATCATGGAGTGCCGTTTGTGGGCACTTGCGGCGCTGATATCATGGTCAACGAGCGTGTGGGGCCGTTGGTAACTGTGTTCCTGGATTTGCCTCTAAAGCACAATGATCAGTGGCACGAACTGTTTGTCAAAGTCAAATACAGTGATATTAAGATTTATACATAGACTCAATATACCCAAAATAGCCAATAAAATTTTATTCATCTAGAATCTTGTATTAAATATCTATATGGAAACTACACAATTGACTATTACAGATTTGATGTCTATCAAATCCTTACTAGACACTGCCTGCAATCGAGGTACCTTTAAGGGATCAGAAATGAGCAAGGTTGGTGAAATTTATGACAGACTAACTGCATTCTTAGAAGTTAGTAAATCTGCTGCAGATGCAGCAGCAAAGCAAGCACAAGGAGAAACACATGCTTAAACACATTGGACGTCACGGCGACCGAAAGGTTGCAATATTATTTAGAGAAGTACCAGGTGAGGATCACATGTGCCTTGTGATTTATCCAGATACATTACCCACTCATATTCATAATTCAATCATGAGCACACTAGAAAGTGCTCCGGGTCAGGCTGCAACAAATCTGTCAGAAGTGCTGCACCGTAATCTCTTGCCCGATGGTAGACCACAACTAGAAGCTCTACACAAAGAAGGTATGATCAAGAAGGTGCCAACTGCACAGATTATTGTAACACCTACTTTACAAAGCAGTGTCAAGTTGGATGAGCTAAACAAGATCATTCGTGAGATGGAATCTGGTGAACAGGCTCTCAAGCGACTACAAGACATTGACAAAAATAGCGGATACGTTGATCCAGCACAGAAGCGCAAGGCCGAAGCAGAATACAAACGAAGTCAAGAAAAAACACAAAATTCTACTCCCGTGCCTGCACTTGATGCTTCTCAAAACAGCGCATTAGATGATCAAAGTATTGCTGTCAACCTGTTAGCACAGGCCAAACGTATGGAGGTAGATGCCCGCGGCATGATTAACGAA